GCGAACACAGATAAGAAACAAGTAGTTATTGCACAGTACTTTACTGACAAGATTAATGCTCAGGATTGGACTGAATTTTAAGGACTAAAAACGTGTGGTTGCTATATAAAGAAAAAGTTTTTTAAACCAAGTACTTGTTCTAGCAACCACATTTACCTAATTTTGCATAAAATTAACGTGAAGAAAGAAAAGAGATGGCAGAAAAATTAGATTTTGAAAACCTATCATTACCAAGCGATTTCCCTATCATTGAGGATATGGCTTCTTTTAGTAAGAGTAAGGAAACTCTTAATGATGAAGAAGTAGACATTCCTGAAGTAGAGAGCTTAGAAGATTTCTCTAAACCTACCCCTAAAGCTTCTGAAACAGAAGAACCTGAAGAGGAAGTAGTTGAGGATGATGAAGAAGAGGAAATTGAGATTCCTCAACCAGATGATAATACACAGACTGAGATTGACTCGGAAAACAAAGCTTGGGCTACTTACTTACAAAGTAAGGGGTGGTTAGAAGAGTTTGAGGAAGAAGAGTTTGAAGACTCAGAAGAATGGGTAGAGCAGAAGCTAGCAGCTTCCCTAGAAAAGAAAGCTCTAGAATCATTAGATCCACGTATCCGTGAGATCAACGAGAAGTTCAAGAAAGGAGTCCCATTGGATGCCCTTTTAGAAATTGAGGCTGATAAAGATGCTTTGAGTGAACTTACCGCTGAAGATCTTGAGGAAGATGAAACTCTAGCAGAGCGTATTGTTGCAGAACAATTAGCTTTAATGGGAGAGTCAACTGAGGATATTATGGAAACTATTGAAACTTACAAGGATGCTAATCTATTAGGTAAACAAGCTACTAAAGCCTTAAAGTTCGTTAAGAACCATAAGGAAAAGCAGATTGCTGAGATGGAGAAGGAAGCTCAGAAGGCTCAAGAAATGCGTGAAAAACAAGAGGCTCAAAACCTGTCTATGTTGAAAACGAAGATTGAGCAAGCTAATGAGTTTATCAACGGAGTACCTTTATCTAAAGATGATAAGCCACGTTTATTCGAGGCTACAACTAAAGTAGGTAAAGATGGTATGACTGAATACCAAAGAATGCTCTCAGATCCTGAGATGCAATTTAAAGTAGCTCAGTTTGTTGTCCTTATGAAAGGTGACCTATCTAAGATAGAGAACAAGATTAAGACAAAAGTAACTAAGCAAGTTAAGAATTCAGTATCTACATACCAAGACAAACCAAGAGATTTAAAGAGTGACGCTGAAAAGGCACTTGCTTATATCAAATCAAAAAGAAAAATTTAAACACAAAATAATTTAAACAAACTATGGCAACACAAAAAATTTCACCGTTACAGGTAAGTTTTGCAAAATCATGGTCTGGACTTACAAAGGATACCCACTTATATAATATCTTCCAAAATGATGTTCAGAAAGTTATGGACACAATGGTTGAGGTATTCAATTACATGGGTATGCGTGGTGTTCAGACATTACTAGGAAAATATCCTACTAAAGTTCTTGATCATGATGGAGAATACTCCTGGAAAATGAAAGGCGACGACCGCAAGGCAATCGCTATTGTTAGTTACACTGCACCTGACATGGCGCATCCTGGTATCGCTAATCAACCATTCGAACTCGAATTAGTTGAGCGTTTCTTCCAGAAATCTGACTTCTTAATCTTCGATGACCGTGAATACGGTGTTCGTATTGTTGACGAAGGACGACCTAATGGAACTACTTGGATCTACACTGTAGAGCACATGCGTCCTGATCAAAACTTCTCTATCCCTGCGGGATTACTTTCTGCTGGAAGACGAGTTTCTAAGGAATACAGTGTTACAACTAACGTACTTACTGACGAATTCGGTGGTACACAATTCAGCTCTCACTTCGAGATGCGTAATGACTTCACAACTATCTCTAAAGAATACATCGTGCCTGGTAACATGCATGACCGTCCTCTTTTGATTAAGATGAAAACTCCATCAGGAGAAGAAGTAGTTACTTGGACTCGTTGGCAAGAAGCTGTTTGTGACTGGCAATGGATGCGTGAAAAGAACAACGTTCTCTTCTACGGTAAATCAAACAAACGTAGTGATGGTACTTATGTAAACAAAGCTGGTAACGGCGAAACTATTAAGCAGTCAGCTGGTCTCCGTGATCAGATTTCTCCTTCTTATCGTTTCTACTACAATAAGCTATCACTAGATTACTTAATGGAAGTTGGTTTACAGCTTTCGATTAACATTCTATCTGAAGATCGTCGTGAATTCTTAATCATGACTGGTGAGCGTGGTATGTTAGCGTTCCATAAACTAATCGAAGATAAAGTAGCTATGTTCCAGCCACTTGATTCTAAGCGTGTTTATGGTTCTGGTCAAGACATGGGATTCGGCGGACAATACCGTTCATTCATGGGGCCTCAAGGAATCAAATGGAATATCATGCACATGCCTGAGTATGATGATCCTATTGATAACCGTCTCCGTGACCCTGATGGTGGTTTCACTGAGAACTATCGTATGACAATTATGAATATTGGTACAAGCAACGGTAACCCTAATATTCAACGTGTAGTACCTAAAGGACGTACAGAACTTAAAGGTTATGTAGCTGGTCTTACTTCTCCTTACGGCCCAAATAGTGGTGGATTAATGTCTGCGGCTATCGACGGTTATGAAGTAAAATACATGACTACAGAATCTGTGATGTTATCGAACCCTCTAAGTGCATGCGAATTAATTAAAAACGTTGCAACTGAATATTAATAACTTATAATGTGAAGATGAAAAGTGTTGAAGAAAAAACAAAAGCTATTGCACCAGAGGTGGAAATAAGCGAACTAGATAAGATTAGAGGACTGTTCATTGTACGTCCTACCCGTAAAACTTGGTTATCAGGAATGTCTGGTAATAAAGATGGTAGAAACTTACATGAAGGAACATACACTCTGCTTACTACAGAGTTACATCCTACATCAGGTGTACATATTACCGGATTAACCAAAGCTCAACAAGTTGCGTTTGAAGAAGCTATGAATCTCCCTGCTGGGTCGTTGTCACCGTACAATGATGCATACTGGAGTAAGTTCTTCATTAACATCCCAACAGAAGGCTTGATCCTTAACTGTGATCACGACATCAAGAATAAACTTATTCTATGTGTCTTAAAGGCTTCTACTAAGGTTGCAAACTCACTTGCTGAGGCTTCTTTAAAATCACATACAGAGTTTGTGATCTCATCTACTGAAGTGGAGAAATCTGCTGAAGCAAATGCTCTTAAGGTTAGAACAATGGCTTACGCTAAGTTAGCTACTATGTCTACTCAAGAGAGAATGGATTACCTAAAAGTGTATGAAGAAGGAAAATACAGTGTTACTAAAACAGCTAATGCTGACTTTATTGATGCTGCAATCGGTAATATAATCGAGCGTTCACCTAAAGCATTCTTGGATGTATTTGATAATCCTTACTATAAAGAAGCTATCTTCTTGAAGAGCTGTTTAGAAATTAAAGCAGTTCAAAAACAAGGACAAAAGTACTACATCAATGGTGGTGAGAAGATCGGGGATAGTTATTTGAATACCTTAATGAATCTTGCATCTGCTGATTATGAGGAAGCCAAAGTTAGTTTACTAGGTAAAATACAAGCACATAATAAATAATGACTCTAGACCAATTACATACACGTTTTAAGATACTCTATGACAAGATAGATAGCTTTAACTATCCTGAACTTACGCCTGAGGCGATAGATGAGTTCTTGTGTATAGGTCAAGAAAAACTAATAGACTTCGTATTAAAGGAAGGTGTAGAAAGTAATGGTGAATATGCGGACTGGTTAAAGAATATAACGCTCCCTTACACAACTTCTACTTTTTACACCCGTCCTTTAAATAAACCGGACTCTACGTTTGTACCATTACCTAATGACTACCGTTCTTGTTTGCTTGAAGAGGTTACAATAACTTATACTAAGTGTGGTAACACAGTTACTGAACGAGTAAAGGTTGTACCAATTACACGTGATCGTTACAATATAATTAAGGATGATCCGTTTAACAAACCAAGCGAAGAAGTTATTCATCGCATTGTAAGTGCTAATATTAGTGGTAATGAAACCTTCGAGCTTATAAGCTCACCTGGTGTTACCATTATACAATATCATTTAGATTACATACAACAACCCCCTAGAATAGAGTACGGTTCTCAATACGCGTCTCCAATTGCTGATACACCTTGTGTGTTAGTAAGTAAAGCACAAGAAAGGCTAGTTAAAATAGCTGTAGAAGAAGCTCATCAAGCTCTAGGACTTACACAACAAAATAACAACTAACAATGTTACAAAAAATTATTACAGGTAATAGTGGTCGTCAAGCACAATTGCAGCTAACTCAGCAAAAGAATATCTTTGCTCGTGCTTCAGATGTGAACCCGATCATTGATGCTGTAAATGGCATGGGTGGAGACGACGTAGAAACTGCTTCAGGTTCTAATACTCCAACTATTAACAACTCAACTGGTAAGATTGTAACAGCCTCTTTAACTACCGCTGCTGTAACGGCAGCAACTATTACTTTGACTAACTCTGTTATTAAGAGTACATCAAATGTAGTAGCGTGGATAGAGAACTATTCTGGAACTTTGGTAACTAATGGTATACCCGTTTTAGTAAAAGTAGTTCCTAGTACAGGAAGCGTGGCTCTTACATTCGTTAACACACATGCAACTAATGCATTAAGTGGTACACTAACTATACGATTTATCGTACTAAACTAATACACAATTTTTAACTTTAAAACAATCATTTAAATGAGTGTTACATCTGTAAAAAACGTGCTTCAAGTCATGATTGGTAAATCAATCGCTGCTACTGGAGCATCTGTACAACTAACTGCGCCTACCGCATCTAACTACATCGCTGATGGAGAGATCGTGGCGTTGAATTCAGCTGGTACTTATCTTACACCTGGCTCTACTATTTCTGATTCTGAATTTATCCGCTTAGCATTCCGCTCAGGGGACTTTATCCAATATTCAAATAAGATTTATGGTAAATCTACAACTAAATTTACTGGAGTTGATGGTTCACAAGGACAAGACCAAATCTACCACATCGGATTCGTAGGATCTGGAACAAACAACATTGATGTTTCAGCTGCTAACGACTTCTTCCTTAACATTACGTACAATCACGATATCGAGTTCTGGTCTGAGCAATTAGATAAACGCGTATATTTTGACACTTATGCTACCCCAACAGCTCGTAAATTAGCGTTGAGCATGGCTCGTCAAATTAACATCGATGGTGGTACTAAAATCAAAGCTGAGGTATTAAACTCTTCTACAACTACATCTACATTGACTGCTAGTTATACTGCAAGCGTAGTAAAAGGATCTCCTTATGTATCATTCTCAAATACTGGGCATGGTGTATCTGCTGGTGACTTACTTCGTATTGGTATCGCTACATCTGGTGTAGGAGCTACTATCCCTGTTTATGAGGTAGTATCTGTATCAGGAGCTAATATCTTACTTAATATGCCTTACCAAGGGTCTTCTAATGCGGCTTTACCAGCTGATGCTGATATGGCTATTGTAACCCCAGGTACATATTATGGAGTGCGTTTAACTGCTCTTCCTTTAGACTACAAACTTGATTTCTTCAAATTCATGCGTGTGAGCTTCACAGTTTCATTGCAAGGATTCGGTGATACTATTATCACTAAGACTCAAGAGCGTTCTATGGGACAAGGAGATGGTCGTCAGGTTGCGGAACTTGAAAGCTTTGCACAGGGCTTTGAAGGGAAACAAAACCGTATGACTGTTCCACTTCCTGATTTCCGTACTGATGCTGTACGTACTGCTACTACAACTGCTACTTCAAGTACTAACGTAACTGGAGATGTTGTAACTGCAACTACTGTATATGACTGTATTTCACTTCAGTTCCAAAACTTTGCAACAGCTACGGCTACTGCACCAGTTCGTTCTTCTGAAGAATTACGTTTATACTTAGTAGACGGAGCATCACAGTCAACTGGACTATTGGCTCAGTTAAATCCTTACTTCGAGTCTGCTGGTTTAAAAGCAATCACTCTTTAATCAATTAATTAAGAAATAATCATGCCGAATCGTTCACAAAGACAACAAATCGCACGTGCTTCTTATAGCTTCGCTACTGATGGTGGCGCGGTAGGTGCAGTAACTTTATCTCTATCTGATATTCTCCCAGTGGGAGCTATCGTTACGGGGGTATTCGTAGATTGTACTACTGCTTTTACTAGTGGTGGTTCTGCTACAGTTGCAGTAACAGGCGGTGGTGCTACATTAGTAACTGCTGCTACCTTATCAAGTTTGGGTATCAACGCTACTTTAAAAGGTAAATTAACATTAGCAAGTTCCGCTACAGCAATCAAAACAACTAGTAATGCTCCTATTGGAATTACTGTTGCAGTTGCAGCTTTAACAGCTGGTGTAATGGATATATTCGTAGAATATATTATTAAGTAACCAACCAAACCAACATACTAAAGGGGGTGGGCAAGATCTGCCCCTCCCTTTATTTTTATAAAGATGACGCTAAATGGCTGCAAATTTAAAACTGAACCTAAATATATGTGAGTCGTCTTGTACCTGTAAATGGTTAGAAGTGACTGACACTACAGGTATATACAACGCATCTACTAATCCTTATGGGTGGGATAGTTCTTCAACAAACAACCCAAGTACAACAGATGTTACTTCTTCTACGTTTACTATTGTAGACCCAAGCGGATTAACTTATACCATTGATAGTACATATCCGATTCCTTCCACAAGTAATACGGATATTTTTATTATATATGCAGATGACCTAGGCTTATCATCAACTGATAAGCTGTTAGACGGTATCTACGAGATTACCTGGACAGTAGGCTTTACCTTTAATGGTAGTGATGAAACTGTGTCTAATACTTCTTCTTACTTATTTACTTGTCAAGCTGACTGTGGGGTTAAGAATCTGTATTTAGACGCTATTAAATCGTCTTGTTCTAGTTGTAAAACAGGTAAAAAACAGAAGGCAAATGAAGCTTACAGGGCTATTTTAGAAGCTAAAATGGCTGCTGCGTGTGACATGCCTGATAAAGCTAAAGAACTTTTAGCTAAAGCACAATGGATTATTAAAACTCAAAATTGTTTGAACTGCTAATGGGATGCTGCGATGAAGTAATACAATTAGGTGGTGGACAGAACATCACTTATACAGGCCCAGTTGGTCCTCAAGGGCCTCCAGGTGCTGATGGTGTAACCGGAGCAACGGGTGCAACAGGCGCGACAGGACCACAAGGAGCTCCAGGCCCTCAAGGTCCTCCTGGTGAGTCTATTTCTGCATTAGGTGTAGAAGCTAGTTATGCTGCTATGTTAATAGCACATCCTACTCCTGCTGTCTTAGATGCTTATATAGTACAAGATACTGCACATTTCTGGATATATGATCCTACTTCTAGTGCTGCTAATGGAGCAGGATGGGTAGATATGGGCTCATTACAAGGCCCAGCAGGTCCAGCGGGACCAACTGGTGCTACTGGAAGTACAGGAGCAACCGGAGCCACTGGGGCAACAGGAGCAACTGGTGCTCAAGGTATACAAGGACCACAGGGTAATCCAGGGTCTTCAGGACAATCTTGTTATGTTTATGCAGGTTATTGGGATAGTACACAAACAGCATTTAGTGCTGATCCTACAACTGTTCCTGGTGGAGTAGCTTATATGCAATTTGTTAGTAGCTCAGTAGTTATTAATCCTGTTGTAGCCTCATCTTTTACACCTGGTTCTACTAAAGTATACATATCAGGATTTATTCCTGTAGGAGGTACTAGCGGTGGAGGAGGCGGTAGTTCTACATTTTTAGCTCCTGGTGTATTTACATCAGGTAATGGTGCACCTTCAGCAGCTGCTGCTACTGGGGATGTTTACTTAAGACGTAGTAATGGAGTATTCTACCAATATAACGGATCTGCATGGGTTACTGCTCATGGTGCTAACTTCTATATACCTTCTGCTTCACCTTTAGTAGCAGTATCAACTCCTGGAGTAACATTTACAGGAGCAGGACTACTGGGTAGAGTAATAGGATATGAGGTACATTTAACAGGTTCTTTAATTTATTTAAGTGCTGGAGCCTTATCCTTAGATGCTTTATGTGCTGTTATGTTACCATCTATAGCACCTTCAGCAAATCCTTATATCAAAGGAATCAATTTAACTACGGGAGAGACTATATTATTTCAAATAGATAATGCTGGTAATATAACATTACTAGGTTCTTTAACTCCTTTAGTTGGTCCCTGCACAATTACATTCGATACATCATATAGATTAGTATAATGACATATACATACGCACAAGTCGCTAATATGGCTCTTCTAGCACAATGCTGCTTAGGAGATAAAGGCTATAAACAAGTAGTCGCAGAGGCATTTAATCGTCCAGGTATTGCTAATTTAGACTTAGAGAATGAGTACCTATTAGGTATATTAGGAATACTAGAGTCATATAGACCAGTAGGATATACATTTGATGTGAATAACTACACTATGACATTAGAGGACCAATGTATAGATAATGTAAATTTACAGGCTGTAGTAGAGGAATTAAACCTATTATGTGGTTGCTGTTCTTCTAGACAAGTATTAAGCATGGAAAAACCATCATTACCTATACCTACTACCATATTATGTAATCTTACTAATATGGAGTTTGCTGTATGTTTTGATCAAGATTCGAATACATTCAAAGCTTTTGTAGCTAGTAATAATAATAACGTACCATATACACAATATTTCTATGAATATGCGGTATCTGAGGATGATGTAGTATGGGATAATATCCCTAATGAGCATTCTTCAATACTATCTACACCTGTTGATACAGGAGCATACGTATCTGTTAGAGTACGTGTTTATTGTAAACAAGGAGATACTACATATACAGAGCTAGTTAGGACTATTAAAGATCCTGTTTCAGCTCTAAACTTCAATAGTTTTGGATATATTAATGTATCAAGTGATGGGGTAGATAGAGCTTTAACAAGTGATGTTTACATGTTTGATACAGATACGATCACTATTAAGAACTTAAACACTAATTTTACCATAGAGTCTATTACTAATGTAGATACAAGCGTAGTATTAGCTGGTAATACTAATAGTTATACTAATGTTGCTAATAACTTCTTAAGTGATGGCGATCAGTTATTAATCAAATTTAAGATAAATAGTGATCCTACATTTACTTGTTTAACAGAATCTACTATAACAGTACATTTTGTACCTGTTTTAGCTTCTACAGAATCTGTTAAGCTTTGTCCAGGAGGAACTGTGACATTATCAGTTACAGATGCTTATGATGAATATCTATGGTTTAATGACGATACAACATATTTCACAGAAGTAGATGCTGTAGGATCATATACAGTTACAGCTACAACAGGTACAATCTCACAAACTGTTACTTTTGATGTTGTTTTAGAAACAGAATCTCCTACTCCTATTGTAGTGGATGCTGTTACTGAAGTTCCTATAACTTCTCCATATATAGTATCATCTCCAGATTCTATTGAAATGAAAGTAAAAGACATTGGAATGTATAGTGGCGGTTACCCAGTAGGAACAACTGTAGAATGGATTGGATATGGTGTATCAGGAGATGAGGACACTACCGTTAATAGTACAGCAGGAAGTAAATTTGTAGCTTTAGTAACAGTACCTGGAATAGATTGTCCTGTATACTCCAATACCGTTACAGTTGTAACCCGAAGTATGTTCTTTACACTAACTCCTATAAAACCTATTTGTACTGGAGAATCTAATGGTAGAATTGATATTGTACCTGAAACTACAGCAGATTCGATTATATATGAAATTTATGATGGCGCAACTTTATTACAGACTATTACAAGTGCTGGTGGGTTAGAAATAGTCACTGGTTTACCAGCAGGTACTTATAGTGTAATTGGTACTGCTATATATGTAGATGGTATAAATGCTACTTCTAGTCCTTATACAGTAATAATAACAGATCCTCCTGCAATAACTTCTATAAATTATACGTCTACTAATATTATTTGTAATGGAAATAATGACGGACGTATAAGTTCTTTATCAGTTACTGGTGGTGTTAGTCCTTATGTTTATTTCTTGAATGGCATAGCAATACCAAATACAGGATTAAATAATTTAACAGCAGGAGACTATGAATTATCTGTAATAGATAATGGTGGTGAGGGATGTGAATTCATTGGGGATACAATAACTATACTAGAACCTGATGTTATTGCAGCTGTTCCTACAATAGGAAATACTACAGGAGGATTAAACAATGGTACAGCATCTTTCTCTGTTGGAGGAGGATCAGGTACTTACCCAACTTTAGATCTTTATAATTTTGATTTTTCAACACTTATTGGTTCTGGACTTAGTTTTACAGGGCTAGCAGTTGGTGATTACAACTATGTAATAGTTGATACAAATGGATGTAATACAGTATTTACATTTACAATAACTTAAAACAAAAAAAACAAATGGCTTTTTTTAACACTTTTTATGACCTGAAAACCGCTACTGCGTATAACACGCATACAGTCGGAACATTCGACACAAATACATCTTCAGGTGGAGGAACCTTTAGATGGGTTAAAGCTACTAATACTAGCATAACTGACATTCCTGGATTCAGGATAAAACCTTCAGGAACAACAACAGGATACTGGGAACGTGTTTACTATGGAGCCGCAAGTGTAGGATGGTTTGGAACCATCAATACAGCCTCACAAGGAACATTAGCATCCTTTGGATTCTCCCAACCACAATTAGATGCGCGTTATGGTGTAGCAAATTTAGTATTAACAACTGATACTTATGATACTGCTGCTATTAAATACGCATTTTATCTAATGCAAGAAAGACGTAATTTCCAAAGTATAGTATTTGAGAGTAAAGATTATTATCTAACATCTACTTGTTATTTACCAGGATTATTTACTCCTAATAGTACTCGTAATATTAATTATAGTATTGATGGTAATGGAGCATTTATTTATGATCATAGCTCTGTTTCTACACCAATGGATTATTTTGGTAGTAGATTACCTGCTAACTCTACTGAAGCCTCTGCTTGGCAAAGACGTAGATTCATAATACATAATTTCTTGTTTAATGGGCAAGGAGCTGTTGCTACAGGATCTGGTAAAGCTGCAATTTTATTAGGAGAAAGTTACAATTCTAGAATTTACGATAATCACTTTGAATATGTGGATACTGCAATTAAGGCTAGATTCTGTATGAATACAGATATCTATCATAATAACATTGTCAATCATACAGGAGATGCTATCGTAGTTACTTATGGATCTGATTGGGGTGGTACTACAGCTAATGGTGCTTCTAACCACACTAGAATAATTAAGAACCGTATATACGGTAACATAAATTCTGGTAAAGGTATCTATGTAATAGGTGCTTCTGGTATTGTTATTGATGATAACATTTGGGAAGGAGACTTATCTATTGCAAATCCATTAGGTATTGCTGGTACTTATGCTGTTTATTTTGATAATGGAGGAGCTGGTACAGTTAAAGAATGTACTATTAAGTCTACACATATTGAAAGACGACATGCAGCTGGTGGGGCATTCTTCTATATTAGAGGAACTACTGGTATGTACACTATTGAGAAACCTTATGTACAATATGATGGTACATTAATTGAAGTAGTTACTCAAAATAATGGATACCCAGAGATTAAACTTTCAGGTATTGGTTATATTCCTAATGAGTGTAAATTAAAAGGAGATTACCATTCTCGCTGGATTGTAGAACATAATATTCTTCCTGTAGTATATGGTATTACTTCTGATGCTACAATGCGTACAGGAGCATGGACAACAGGGGACAATAGTACTATCTGGTATAGTGGTTATAAATCTACTACATCTAATAGTATTGGTACAGGAACTAAAAACTTTACTATTCCAGTTAATGCTACTGGTTACAGTACAGGTAGAACAATTACAATTGAAGCTACTTCAGACTCTACTAAGTCAATGACAGGTACAGTTACTAGCTATAACTCTTCAACAGGAGCATTAGTGGTTAATGTAACGTCTGTATCAGGTTCTGGTACATTCACTGACTGGACTATGTGGACTAATGATTACACACCTACAGCTAATCGTATCGTTTACTTTGGTACTAATACTCAAGGTGGGTAATATGGGAAGGGCAATTGTGAATTTAATGAAAGCACCGTTTACTACATATACTATTCCTCAGGGGTGGAACTACTGTTTAGGAGTCTCTACCCCGCACTTGGGGATTACTAAGTACACACGTACAGTAGTATTTGACCCATCATGTAGATATACTTTAACTAATCCGGTATGTACCCAAGATTTAAATAAGGTATCTGGCTTTAGTTATGGTAACCACATGACTGATTCAATCCGCTTAGGATGGAAAGTAGTTAATGATGGTGATGTACAGTTATGGTTATATGTACATAATAACGGAAAAGTAAAAATGAAACGTATTGGTAAAGCCTCTACGTTCTTTAAATACGACACACCAATAGAATTTGTACTCAATCATGATGTAGAGAACAACACAGCGGAAGCTTATGTTCTTTATGAAGGAAAGGAATATGTGGTAACTTTACCATATACGGCTACTCCAAGTGTAGGGTACATTTGTAAACCTTATTTTGGTGGAGACTGTAGTGCTCCACATACAATGTCACTAAAAATCTTTAGCTAAGAATGAACTCACCAACACCGACTATAGATATGCAAAGCGTAAATGGCTCATTAGCCACTATACTTTTATGTTGTATAAGTTATTACCTACCAAAATTAAACCTATCTTATATGCAAGTTCTACAGGCTTTAGCCTATGTTGCTACTATTACAGTAGCTGTAGACACATTTACAGGTAATTACATTAAGAAAAGCATAGTCAAGGCTATTAAAAAATTAGGAAAGAAATGAAAGTAAGTGACAAGTTAATTCAATTACTGGAGGAGTTCGAGGAATTCGAGGCTTCTCCCTATTTATGTCCTGCCGGAATACCCACTATTGGTTATGGTTTTACTTACTATCCTGATACTAAGAAGAAAGTTACTCTTCAAGATCCGCCTATTACGCAAGAAAGAGCAGTACAAATCTTAAGAATGCTTTTAGAACAGTACGAGTTAATGGTAGATTCAGCTACCGTAGACACAATCACACAACAACAATTTGATGCTTTAGTTTCTTTTACTTATAATGTGGGTATAGAAGCTTATAAGAAATCAACTTTACGCAAGTTAGTCAATGCTAACCCTGATGATTTGAACATCGCTAATGAGTTTAGACGCTGGAATAAGGTAAAAGGACGAGCAGTTAAGGGCTTAACATTACGTAGAGAGAAAGAATTAAAATATTATTTCTCGTGAAAGCTTCTAGGCTACCATATTATCAACAAAAAACAAATCCCAAAGCATCCTTTTGGGGGGATATGTGCTTAATCTTTATTCCTGTTATACAAACGGGAATAGCTAATGCACCTAATCTAACAGAAACACAAACTTACTGGATTAGCTTCAGTGTAGGATTAGTCCTAATTGGAGTTAAGTTCTGGTTGAAATCTTTTAAAATAGAAACAAGTGAATAAATTATTAGTTGGTATGTTAATCATACTTAGTACATCGTGCAAAACACAGAAAGAATTTGTTACCAGTAACACTTCTACAAGTACAGATACAACTACTACTGAGAATTTAATACCGTATGATACTACTATTACTATCCCTGAGAACACAGCAGTGATTGATGGTGTAGTAGTATCAGTGGATAGCAACAATGTAGCACAACTGGAGCCTGTAGAAACTACGGTAGGCGATGTTACAGTTACGGTAGAGGTTAAAGATGGTAAGTTAAAAGTAAAGAATACTAGGAAATCTACTACTATTCCCATTAGATTATTTAATAAGGAAAAGAAGACAGTAATTACTAGGGACTCGACCTCAATTAAGGACAAGCAAATAGTTAAGGAAGTACCTAAACCGCGCTCAACCATAGGGATAGCTTCCTCAGTGATTGGCTTTATTGTTACAATCGGCTTTCTGTTATTCCTCGTATTTCGTATTAAAAAGTTTTTCTCCTAAGTATCAATTAGTTACAAAAAAGTATTTGGATTTCGGAAGAATATTTCGTATCTTTGCATAAACTTTAAAACCTCGATACCATGAGAAAAAACAATTTAAACGAAATCAAACAATTTAAGTCTTGGCTTATAGATAACCCAGGACATCTTAAGACAAGTTACTCTAAATTATCATCTAGATTTGATATAGATGTAGCTATCGTAGCAGACATAGTTAAGGAAGTTAAATCAATTATCTTCAAACCTATCGAAGCAGTTAAGAAAACTAACGCTAAACCTAGTACTCGTACGTTCCTCCCTGCCCCATTTAAAGGCGATCCTAGCAACGTTCTCATCATTGGTGATACACATATCCCATTTGAGCGTAAAGGCTACCTAGAGCATTGTAGGGCTGTACAGGAAAAGTTTAATTGCGGTACAGTTATACACATTGGTGATGTGATAGATAATAACTATTCATCATATCACGAAACTAATCCTGATGGTAGATCAGCTGGAGACGAATTAGCCTCAGCAATCGAAAGATTACAAGATTGGTATAAAGTGTTTCCTAAAGTACAAGTATGTTTAGGTAACCACGATCAGATTATTCAGCGTAAAGCATATTCTTCAGGTCTCTCTAAGAGATGGATTAAAGGCTTAGCTGAAGTCTTAGAAGTCCCTAATTGGGAATTCGACTTAGAATACGAAATAGATAATGTTATCTATACTCATGGTACAGGTACGTCAGGTGACAGAGCTGCATACGCAAGAGCTCTAAACAGGAGAAAAAGCATAGTAAGTGGACATCTCCACACTAGTGCCTCTGTCACTTGGAACGTATCAGACGTAGACCGTATATTTGCAATGCAAGTAGGGTGTGGTATAGATGATGCACAATATAGTTTCGATTACGCTAAAGCGTTTACAAAGAAAAGCATAATCTCTTGTGGAGTGATCCTAAACAACGGGAACCTTCCAATCATAATCCCGATGGATTTATAACATGTTACCAAAATCAATATCAAATAAGATGAAGTCAGGCTCCTCCAAAGAAGGGGCCTTCATCACATATTTACTAATCTCAGCAGTACAGGCACACGTACATCATTTAACTGTAAATGGTAATGGTAGCTATGCTGCTCATAAGGCTTTAAATGAATACTATGATGGTATCGTTGATTTAGCTGATGGTATTGCTGAGTCTCTTACAGGTAGTAAGGGAAGTATCCTAGGTGGGTACTCAGGAACCTTCTCCATAAATGAAGATCCAAAGTCAGCTCTTGCTTACTTAAAAGAAGTTTTAGCGTATGTGAGTTCAGAGAGAGCATCAATTAGCTCTGAATCATTTATACAGAACCAAATAGATAACGTAGTAGAACTACTTAATAGTACGATTTATAAGCTAACACAATTATCTTAATGATGTTAACTTACTGTAATGAAAATTACAAACGATTACATAGGAGATCCCTTCGAATGGGATGACGATCTAATGTCAGATCCTCAATATAAAGAACTACATGATTACGTTAAATCAATTAATTTACGATCTACGAAATATCCTGAGAGGGGGAGCGTTAGTCAGCGACGACGATCCAATTTCAGACCGCCAATTGGAGTTCTGGATAAACAACACCAGAGCTACATTAATAAGACAACAACTAGACAAAGGACAAACCCTAAGTGATAACATCACACAGACAATAGATTGTTTTGATGTTGAGCTAGATGATACCTCTCTAAATACAAACTTGCCTAGTGGCTGTTACATAGTTAAAAGTAAGAACCCTATACCTACTCCGATTGAAGTAAGTGATAGGGATTTGTTGTTAAAGGTAAGTGCTCCAGAGATAGGAAGTATTCCTTACTCATTATACCCTGAGGCTGCAATGCCTTACTCTGATTATAATCCTTTTGGTAAGCGTGTTATTAAAGCATACTTACGTCAAGGCTACATCATAATCAAGAATGTTCCTAGTAACTTAACTAAAGTATCTATATCGCTTGTTGCTGCTGATCCCACAGAGGTAGGCCAGTATAATAGCTGTAGTGGTACTCCTTGTTTTACTAGGGACAGTCGATACCCAATTAATGCTCACATGGTTGAGGTTATGAAAAGAATGATTATAGACACTAACTTTAAGAGTCTACAAGTTCCTATATCAGATAACGTGAACAATGCAGCATTCGATCCTCAACAACCAAACAATAGTAAATGATTATAAGAAGAGGGAAAGCTAAGGTAAAGGTTAATTACACTCTAGCCACCATCTACGACCATTACGCTAAAGCTAACAAACCATTCGAGGGTTATAAAGGTACTCCTTTCCTAGTAGATAAGAAAACTTTCATAGCTGTGAACCTAAGGTTCTACCAACTAATGATGCATGATATTATCTATAAGGCAGCTACAGTTAAATTACCTAATAGAATGGGTGCTCTAAGTATAATGAAACGTTACACTAACGTTAATTCATTAAGAGCTAAGAATAAGTTAAAGCTAGACTATGGTCATTACCTTAAGACAGGAGAAAAGAAGTACCATTTAAACGAGCATAGGGCCTACCACTACTATAGATGGAACTGGAGCTATGGGGTTATAGAGGGTATTAGGCGTTACAAGATTACTGTAATGAGGCACTGGAAAAGGTTGGTTGCTAAAGAACTAAAAACAAACCCAGCTATAGATTATTTTTCATAATGCAATTTACAAAATACACAAGCCTTAAAGAGGCTATCTTATCAGTATACAGAAATACTGGTATAGAAGATGAGGTTAATATAGAAGATTGTGCTTACTGGTGCTACGAAGCATTAGAAGCAATCTCCTGTCCTTTATTCTACGTACCTAAAGTAATAGGATTTAAAGGTGACCCTGCTTATGAGATGGAAAACTATAGAGTTGATTTACCTATAGGCTTTCATAAACTTGTAGCACTAACAGTTGATAATAAAACAGCAATACCAGCTTCTAATACTTTCATCAATTTACTTGATGGTGGATGTTGTGGTATTGATAGTCAGAACAGCTCATCATATGATTTGTTCTATGATAATTTCGGTAATATATTTTCACCCCAAGCACCTCCACTACTAACCACATCACAGTCTTCTACAGAGCCAATAACATTTGTTATGAACTCTTCTACTATTACTTTCAATAAGAAAGAAGGAAAGGTATGTATGGCTTATACATCATTCCCTGTGGATGAAGAAGGCTTTCCTGAGATTCCAGATGATGCTAAGATTAAAGCTGCTGTTGTTATGTATATAACAGAGCGTTTAGATTACAGAGCATGGAGAACAGGTAAGCTAACTGATAAGATGTATCAGGATAGTAAACGTGAAAGGAATTGGGCTATAGCTGCTGCATACAACTATGTACGTACAGCTGATATACACCAAATGGAAAGCATGAAGAATATGCTTATTAAGATGGTTGTTCGTAAAGATGAGTACATGAACAACTTCAAGAACATGAGTAAACAAGGATATAGAGGAAGATACTAATGTTAAAACCAGTTACAAATAGTTTAGGTGGTGTGGTTAATCAGGACATAAGTAAGTTATTACTTAAGCCTGATATGGTTGTGGATTCCGAGAACTTCAGATTAGTTACTGACGATGGGGGTACTACTGCTAGTCGTGTGAATATTAGAGGACAAGAGTTTACACTCTCTGTTCCTGATATACCACGTACTACAAAATTTAGTATTGCTTCACACACATTAACTAGCTTTGGATTCTATGATATTACTATAAACATAGATGGTATAGACTATGTACCTAATGTGTTATACAGTACAAGTACAGAGGATATCTTTGTACAGCTGTCTGCTTACTTAACTGCACAAGGCATCACTAATACCTTATCAGCAATAGGGAATCAATCCTATATTTCTATTGATAACTCAGTAGTGTCAATCACTAATGTTACATTAGTACCTCTTATAGGATCTCCTACAGATTATACATCAAGAGTTACTTGGAATTTTGAAGTAAAGAATGGTGAAGCTGGATTACGTATAATAGGATGGACAGTATTAAGAGATGATATCTATCTCTTGACTACTAACTGTACTGATGATCCTGATACTACTACTATTGTATCTAATGGACAGTGGTGGAAGTTCTCTTACGATAAGTCAGGAGACATGACTGATCCTAATAACTATTCCCTTACTCTTATATACAATGATGCTTTAAATCTAACTACTAAACGTCCTGTGGCTAACCCAGGTATGATTGAAGTTAGATATGAAAATAAAGACATACAGAAAATCTATTGGACTGATAACTTCAACAGACCAAGAGTTATTAATGTAGCAGATCCTTCTGTCCAATTAAAGACTCCTGAAGAATTAAGTTTGATTTCCTCAATAGACTTCGATATCCCAATCCTTCAAAGTATAGGCAATGGTACATTACTAACAGGTATGTACCAGTTTGCTTATAGACTAAAGAGAAGCAATGGTGCTGAATCTAAATTCAGTCTACCATCTGCTCCTATCTTTTTAAATGATCAGCCTGAAGCTACAACAGATTTTCAGAACTACCAAGCTTCTAAGTCTGAAGAACCATCAGGTAAGAGTATTACATTAAGTATCAGTAACATTGATACTGACTTTGATAAGATAGAGCTTGTTGCAATATACTATAAAGCTGAAGGAGCTTTACCTATATGCAGTTTGTTCTATGAAGGTTATGTGAGTAACCAAAGTAGTATATCAGTTACATACAGCGGATCAGAAACATTAGTTGATATTGATGTTAATGAGGTTACTGCTTTTGCTGCTGATATACGTAGAGCTAAATCACTAGCTAGTAAATACAATACTCTTTTCCTTTCTAATGTATTGTTATCAGAACAAGATATTGATTGGGATGCTAGAGCTTATAGATTCCCATTCGGTGCTACACAAACTACTATTAAGGACTTAGCTGGTAATTCATACACAGTTGATTCTACGTTGAACTATGATATACTGAATGCTGATTCAACCCAGCAACCAGTTCCTGAACAGCATGATGCTATTCAATCATATGCAGATCAAGCTAATACGTTTGATAGTAACTTACTGTATGTACCTAATGCTACTAACTACATATCCGATTTAGGAGGATCAGGTAAGAATGTTTCTTATAGGTTTACTACTGTTGATATTATCCAAGATGAGAAATATAGTGGCCCATATGTTAAAGCCCCTTATAGAGAAGTTACTACTAGTACTACCTCAATAATGCATTTAGGAGATCATGATTATACAACAGGTAACTTTTTTAGAAGTACTATCTCTCCATACATGATGCCCCTACTTGCAGGTTATCAGCGTGATGAGATGTACAGATTTGCTATTGTGTTCTATGATAGCCAAGGTAATGAAAGCTTTGCTAAGTGGATAGGTGATATCCGTATGCCTAATGTATACATGCCTAATGGTAGTGCTAAGGAAGATAAGGCATTAACTTACCCTTTAGTTGGGTTACTTACAACTACTGTAGCTTATTCAAGAAACTTAGTTGTAGAGTTTAGTGTAGATACAAGTACATTACCATCTGAGATAAAAGGTTATTCAATTGTAGTAGTACCACGTACAGCTAATGATAAAAGAATAAAAGCACAAGGTATTCTTAGTCCTACTTATAAGACTAATATACCTACTAATGATATTCATGAGAGAAGTATGTGGACTTGCTCTGCTGGTGCTCAAAATAGTTCTTCTTCCTCTGGTCCCTTCTATGGTACTAACTCTCCTAATGGTAATCCTAGTGAGATCTGGCCTCACATGATGACTCTTAAGTCACCTGAATTACAATTTGGTGGTTACTTTGAGTATCAAAGTGGTGATACTTTTGAAATTACTACATTAATGGATAGGATTGCCAATCCAGCAGCTGTATTTAATCCGGAATATAAGGAGTTTATATATGGAAATAGTACAAGTATGCCTAATATTAGTGCTCACTCTTATAAGAATTACTCAGATGTGACTGGGGTAGGTATTCCTGCTAGTATACTAGATGCCACATCAAGTGGTCCTGAGTATAATATCATTGATACAAAACGATTAAATAGATTTAATAATAATGGTGCTGATGCTATTACATGGGATACACTAACTAATAATTGGTCCTCATGGTTCCCTGGTTTAGCTAGTAGCCCATTTGTGGTGAATGCTTCTCCTCCTTACACAGGAGGTAGTGGATGGGCTCTTTATGATAGGGCATCTTTCTCTGATGATAGACTAGCAATCTTATACGCACCCTCTACCTCATCTATTTATTATGATTTTGAAACAGTAGGTGCTGGTAACAAGAATTTCCCTAACTTAGATGGGTGGTTTACTAATGGTTCTAGTAAAGTTTACATAGCTAATTACAAACGTAATGTTACTAATCAGTATGGCGGTGTAGGTTACGCACAACGTGCTAATAACGTTTACAGATACACTTATAATTTTACTCGTATAGTACCGGGAGGATCTCCTATTTATACAGCTACAGTAGCTGGAGGAGATACTTACACATTAGTACATGATATGGTATATGAGTTTCCTGATATGCCTAGATACGTTACTTCATCAGGATTACCTAATGAGTTAGGTATAAGTGCTTCAGACTTAGAGAACCAAAGAGTTGCTTGGAGAATATACCACCAACCTATTGAGGTTACATTAAATACAGCCTTACGTGCTAGTTCAACAACAGGTCCACACAATGTGCCTAATAGAGATGATATCACAGGTAACCCTGTTAATGGTGGTGGTAACATTACCACAGCAGAGTCATTTAATATAGGAGACCAGAAGTTATATTCATGGTTACCTAACATTAGAAACTTCTATGCTAAACCATTTGATGTTAATGTAAGTAGAGAATTTGATTGCCGTACTTATAAATCAGAACCTAAGACTAATAATGAGACAGTAGATTCTTGGGCAACCTTTAGACCATCTGCTTACTTAGATGTTGAATCTAAATACGGCCCTATAACGAACTTAATTGTTTTTAAAGATAAGCTATTGTTCTTTCAAGAACGTGGCTTTGGAGGCTTCCAGGTAGCTGATAAACAAGCATTACAAGCTGATGACAATACACAACTATACATAGGTACATCAGGTATCTTAGATAGGTATGAGTATGCTTCTACTTCAATAGGTAGTAAGCATCAATTCAGTTTTGCACAATCAGATCAGAGCTTAATCTGGTTTGATACATTATCAAGAAAGGTATATAGATTAAAGGATACTGTTGAACCTCTTAGTGATCTAAAAGGTATGTCAGCTTTCTTCTTTAACAATACTAATAGTGATTTGCAAGTAAGTGATAATCCATACGAGGACATAGGAGTACATGCTACTTACGATACCCGCCATGGAGAGTTTCTTATTTCCTTATTAAACAGTACTAGCGATAAGTACTATACGGTAGCTTACAGTGAATTATTTGATGGGTTCTGTGGTAGATATACCTACACACCTAAAGTGTTCATTAACGATAAGCTAAACATGTTTGAAGTACCTTCTGGTAATAACTTACCAGGAGCACTATTCGCTAGCAACTATGGTAAGTATGGTGTGTTCTATGATCACCCTAGCAATCCTACTAGACCACAAGATAGTAAAGTATCTTTCATTATTAATCAAGAACCTACTTTAGAGAAGGTACTTACTAATATGGAAGTGTTAACAGAAGCTTATACTCCTACTTTGGATTATAAGTTACTAAACCAATATGCTATTCCACAACCTAATGACTTCTTTAATAAGATAAGGATATTTAATTCATATCAGAATACAGATGTATTACCATTAGCTGGGATAAGTAAACGTAGGAAGACAATATGGAATGTTAAAGTTCCAGGCAATCGTGTATTATACACAGGAGGTAACTTTGATATCTTTGATCCTGTAAACATAGCTACTAATCGTACAGCTATTACAGAGAGATTAAAAGACAGATACTTCATTGCTGAGTTATACTATGACAATAAACGTAATAATAAATTTGTAGCTAGTTCTGTTAACAGTCTAGTTATGTTAAATTCTAGATAATGGGTAAGATAGGAAAAATTAATACTGGGGGATTAGAAGAATATACTATAGCTAAAAGAGATTCTCTTATAGCAAGGTATAAAGAAATCCAAAGTAGTATAAATGCCGGAGGTTCTGACCCTTTTGTAGCAAAATTAAAAACAGTAGTAGCTAAAGCTTTAAAAGAAAAGTTTACTTTAGAGAATAGTACTTTTATGCCTGAGGATATAAAAACAAAAAGTGGTGGGTCTTGTATTGGGACTGCTTGTTATTTTGCTACACAAGCAGGAGAAAACTTTAAATTCTTTTCTAATTCTCTTGCACAAGATAATGCAAAAACAGCTTCCTCTACTAGATACTTAGAACCTTCTAATAAATATATCCAACCCAGTGATATACTACAATTTAAAACAAATGCTAAAGGAAGGCCCTATCATGCTTTTACCGTTATGGATATTAAAAATTTAGATAATGGTACTAAAGAAATAAAGGTAGCAGGATCTCCTGGACATGGGGCAGTTATTGAAAAATCTTATTATCTAGGTAAAGACAATCTAATTTATAGTGATCCTGGGTTAGTAAGTAAATATAGTACACAGTTATTAAAAAGAAAAAATCCTATAACAGGATTAAACGATTTAATAAAAGATAGAGAAGCACTGAAGGCACAGATAACTGATTTAGATCCTACGTATTTTAATCCTACTAAAACAATTAGAAGTAATGATTATCATCCTACTTCATTTGTTCTAAATGATACTGGTGAAAATTCTACCACATCACAGGGTCGTAAAGTTATACTAGTAGATAATGGAGTAGATGATTCTTCTAATAAAAAAAATCCAACAATACTTCTTCAAAATAAAAGTAAATATGATGATATATCGGAGTCCCGTCTTCCTGATATACTTTCTAAGTATAGTGACCCCGAGTATAAAAAAAAATTTATGAGTACTTATAATGTATCTAATAGAGAATATGATAGTCTAGTTGAGAATATGGTGGGTATATATGGCGCAGAAACTAAATTTAATTCAGACTATCTTGGTAAAACAAAAAAAGTCTTAGGTGTAAATGTACCAGCCCCAGAATGGGGATTACTCCATAACCTTATAGGAAATAAGGAGAATCATAGTATAGGACCATTTCAAGTTACTTATAATCAATTACCAGAAGAGTATAAAAAATCTATCACAGTAGAAGACTTATCTGATCCTATTAAAGCTTCAGAAGCTGCTATGGTTCATTTAGCATCAGGATTAACTACTCTAAGAAAAAGAGCTTCTGATAAAAAAGAAGATCCTACATATACAGAAAATATAAATACTGATAATTACCTAGAGTACTTACCTTATGTATACAATCAACCAAGCTGGTTATCTGGGGATGCTTCTACTAAGAAAAAATATAATGATGTGGTAAGTGGTAATTCTTCTTATAAAAAACAAGTAGATTTTTATAAAAAACAAGCAATAAGTTCTATACCTCTTTCTGTAGAAAATCCTGTAGAAGTAACTAGTACTAAACTTAACAAATAATGATAAAAAAGAAAAAATATAAACCTAGTCTAGAAGTACCTAATATGTTTAGTAATGGTGGGTATACTACAGGTCCTATAGCTACTCATGCAGATAGTGTTTTAAATTATAAAAATACTAAAGCTCAAGAAGCTGCTTTTAAAGCTATAAAAATGGAAACAATAGATTTAGCTACTTTCAAAGCAATAAGAAAGATGATAAAAGATAAGTATCCTGATGATCCTAGAATTGAAAACATAAATCAAAATACTATAAATTATACTTCTAAATCTACATTACCGACTAATCATGAATATGGTGTACTTGAAATTAGGGGAGAACCTCCTATGCCTAGTATACAAAGTACTCCAAAACCATCACCTAAACCTAAACCTAAACCACGTCCTACTACTCCTTCTGTTACAGCCCCAATCATAAAGGCTGTAGACAAAATAAAATCAGTTGTAGAGCGTCCTATTAGTACACCACAAAGACAAATAGTATATGGAGATAACCCACCTGCACCTATCGTAGAAGATAAGCCAACAGGAGGTTACATGGATACTAGAGGAGTCATGATGGATAAGCCACAGACAGCAGGTAACTACACACCAGAGCAATTACTTAAGATGGGTTATAGAGCTAAACAAAGTAATGTGACGCTTCCTAATAATAAGATGAAGTATGGTAAAGGAGGGTCTACAGACCTATCTTGGTTCAATCAAAAATTAGTACAAGAAGCTAATACTCGTATGAATAGTACTACTAAAACAACTTTAGGAAAAACTATATCTACTCCTCAAGATAGGGTGTATAATGCACGTGCTAAAAAGCTTTCAACTAATCCTGAAAAGTATACTATCCAAGATTATATTAATGGTCACAAAGAAGAAGGTTTAAGTAACGACGTTCTTTCAGATCCTATTGCAATGGCAGCTGCATTAACAGCAGGTGGTGTTGGGTATGGAGCAGTTGGGCTATCACAGATACCTAGAATGTTTGGAGTTAATCTATTGGATGAAGCTACGTTTGGTATACCAAGTGTAGGTAAATCTCTACTTAAATCTGATGTAAAGGGGATTACTAACTTTATACCTAAAGAAGTAAATTATACAGAAGAGGAAATTAGAGCAGCAGCTGCTCGATTTCATTCAGGATATCCTAATATAAAAGATTTTGAAATTATGAAGAAGCATAATCCTTCTGATAAGCCTATCTATTCTTATACAGCTAAGGATGCTGAAAATATGGTTAACCAAACAGCAACTGTAAATAAGTATAAACCAAATTTAACTACACAAGGTGTACCAACAAATACACTAAATCATTTATATGAGAAAACTAGTAGTGACTTTATAAATGCTGGTATGGAGCAAGTTATAAGGGGTAAAGATAAAACAGGTCTTAAAAATTTATTAAGACCACTTAACGATGGGGAACTACAACATTTTAGAAATTTATATGTTAATGAGAATAATGAAGCAGCTTTAAACTTTTTAGATAGTAAATATCCTACAAATGGTTGGAAAGGTGCAACTAAAAATCAATTTATACCTACAGAAATTCAAAAAAATAAACTAGGAGGTGTAGTAAAAATGGCTAAAGGTGGTTTACTAAAAGGTATTGGCGGAGCTTTATATGGTGCAGTTGAAGGAGGACTTGATGCAATGTCAATGGGTCTTACAGATCAGATCACAGATGCAGGAGCTAAAGCTATTGGAGGTCAAGATAAAACATTCAATGCTTCTAGAGGAGCTGGTAACATTGCTGGAGCTGTAGGTATGGATGCACTCACTATGGGAGCTACACATGTAGGTACAATACAGCAAGTAGCTAAAGGTACTAATGGTTTGGTACAGAACACAAGCATCTTTGGTGATAAGGAAAAGCAAGGTATAGGAATGGGTTTACAATCATTCCAAGCTCTTGTTCCTTTCTTAGGAGCCATTGAGGGAGGAGTACAAAAACAAGAACAAGATGGTATGAATAACACAACAATAAACGTAGAAGGTTCAGGAATACAAAGTGGACAAAAGGCAAGTATGAAGAAAGGAGAGTTACTTACTAGTAATGGTATGGTACTTCGTAACTTTATTAACATACCTCCACATCCAACTGATCCTAATCTCATAAACCCTGATGGTACTGTACAAGCACCAGCAGGTACAACAGTAATACCTAAGAACAGAACAAAAGAATATATGGAAAGAGACTTGAAAGGTAAACAACAATTAGAAAAGAGTCTTATATCAGCACAGAGGCTTCGTGAAAGAAAAGAAGCTAAGATGGCTAAGGGAGGTACAGTCCAACGTTATGATACTAACGCTTTAGTAGGTCCTCCTACATGGAATGAGTGGCAGAATAACAATCCTGTTTCAGAAGCACAACCTGGAGTCTTCTCAGATATGGATCCTACAATGTCTGCTCTTAACATTCTTCCTATTGCATGGAAGTTTGGTAAAGGTATCTTTGGTAAAGCAGATCATTCTAATCCTGAGGACTACATGGTTAATGCTCGCATGAAATGGAATGACCTAAGCAATGAACAAATACAGCGTAAAGTCAATGAGGGCTATAACTTAGGACGTTATAACATGCGTAACTCAGGTAATTATAATTTAGCTGGTGACGTAGCATTAGGAACTAATCTAATAAAGACTAAAGCTGAAGAGCAAGAAAAGATAATGAACATCAATGCTGAAGGTAAGTTTAAAGCTGACGCTTCTAACATTGATTTGATGAGAAGTAATATGGCTACTAAGTTAACAGTAGATGATATGAATGCTAAGAACAAAGCTATGAAAACTGATTACATCAATTCAGGCTTTGAGGATATCGGAAAGATAGGAGCATTCGGATTACAAAAAGATTACATTAATAACTACATGAAGAAAGCGTATCCAAGAGGATATAAGAAAGGAGGCAAAGAGTAAAATAATGGGAATCAATAGGTACGAACATATACCGCAATACAACCCACCTATCTTACCATATGACTTGGTAATGAAAGCTGCGGATATGAAACAACAACGTTGGGATAAAGCTGTGGGTACAGCACAAGAGAACTTTAATGATGTCTTCTCTAAAGCTAAAGCTATTAGCGGCTCAGTAGATGAGCGTGTGCACTTACCAGCCATCAGGGAAGAGTTTAATAATGAGTTATCTAAACTAGTTAGCGATCCTTCTATGACAGCAGAACAATTAAGTGTTAGGGCTAACGGATTAGTAAATAGGATACAGCCTCGTTTAAATAAATACAACGATGCTTACACATTACATACTACTGCTCTTACAGAGAAGATGAAGAATGAGGGAAATGCTACATGGTCTGCTACTAATGAGTATGTTAGTGGTCCTGATACTTACAACTGGGACTCTGAGAAGAATACTGACTACAGCCAATTAAATTATAAGTCACGAACAAGTTTAGAACCTGTTATTAAACCTTTAATAGATGATTGGGAAAAAACTCAATTACAAACTAGAGAGGTAGTAGGAGCTGATGGAAAAACTTCTACTATTACAGTAGATGGTAGAGATTTTGCTGGGTTACAAAACTTAGGAAAAACACAAGCATTAGGACTAATGACTTTACCTGTCTTCGCTCAATGGCAAGGAGACTATAAAGGAATAAGACCAGATGACATCTTAAAAGATACTCCTGGATTTGTTCAGACATTTGGTGGTAAGAAGTTCGAGGAGCTCTCTAATATGGATCAGGCTAAAGCAATGATTATGTTTAGAGGAGCAAAACAATTAACAATGGATAGTAGCAAATTAGCTGGGCCATCAGGTAATCCTAAAGGACCAGGAGCTGATTCTGATAAAGTAGTAGAACCTTTTGCAGTATTTAAAAAGTCTAAATCAGTTAGCATTAAGGAGATCGTATCTTCTGTTGGTTTAGATATGAGCCAATGGGATGATAGGTTACATGCCTTTACTGGAGTTAGTATTGACCCTAAAGCTACATTTAATTCTCCTGCTACTATAGCTGAATATAGTTCACCAGAAATGGGTGTAACTGCTTCTATCTATGAATCAATAGCTAATACGAATAGTTCTTTAGGGAGATCTCTTAAAGCTTTAGGAGAATTAAGAAAAACTCCTGGGTATAAACCAGAGGTTATGTTTGGAGATATTGTTGGAAATGTTACTTCAGGATTAACGCCAGGTAAATTTGCTACCGCTGTAGCAGGTGATGCTGCTAAGAGATCTACAGATTTACATAAGGGAGAAGCTTCTATACTAGCAGATATAAAATCTCAATTGTCTCAATTTAAAGAAGACCCAAGTTTCTTAGCTGTGCAAAGAGAAGCACTAAAAGCTGGGATAGATATTTCTACTACTGAGGGATTAACTAAACTAGTAACAGATTATGATAAAGCTCAAATGGATCTAGCTAAGAATCAAACAGTTCAATTAGGTAAGAATTTAATAGGAATGTCTTCAGCAACATGGCAACCATTTGTTGGGGCGGATAATACTTATAACATAGGAGATCGTAAATTTATTAAAGGTAAGATCATGATACCTGCTACTGAAGAAGGTTACACTACAATTCAGAATGCTTTAGAAGCTGCTGGTAATACAGATATAGGAGCTTATGATCAGAGATTGGATGTAGGAGCTATATGGCCTTCTTGGGCATATGAATCTAATGAGATAAATAGGGTTGTAGAACGTATGAAAGCTGCTGGTATATTAGATATAGAACCTATTGTTGTAAATACTAAAGGTGATGAACAAAAATATATTACTATCCCTACAAGTATAGAAGTACCAATGAATAATCCCGCTACAGTATCTAGGTACAATAGGGATATGGCAGGAAGTGATGCTTTATTAGGAAAGAACTTAGGACCATGGGAACAGAACTACGCAGCTAATAGGGCTCAAGAGAATCTTGATGAGCTTACTACTAGAATAGTTGATAACCCTAAACTAGCTACAAACTTTGTTACAGGTATAAATAACTTTATTCTTAATACTAATAGTATAGATAAAGATATTAGAACATCTGCATCACAAGCCTTTAGTACTTTAGTAAATGCTTACACACAACATCCTAATAAGGAAACGGCTAAAGACTTGGTAACATTCCAACAAGCATTAGAAAACTATGCAGGAGGACGTCTTTATTCTAAAGATACCTTTAAAGCATTATTAGACGGTACTACTACCTCAAACCCCTATCAGCCCCAGGGAGCAACAACCAGCAACTCAATGGGGATACGAAGGAAACGGTAAGTGACGCTGGTACAGAGTTTAAAAAGTTTTCTAAAGCTATTGGTAGGGTAGAGTCTAACGTACCAGATCCTTACAAAGCTACTAATCCTAATTCTACAGCTGCTGGTAAATTTCAATTTCTTTATGGAGATCCTATTAGAGATTTAAATAGGAAAGATGGTAAAACTAGTGGGCATTGGAAACGTATCCAAGAAGTAACTGGGGTTAAAACTAAAAATGAGTTTTTAAATTCACCACAAGCTCAAGAACAATATGCAGAGTATGTATTTAATACAGATTATAAACCTATTGTAGCTAAGCTGAAACAACAATATAATTTCATTGAAGACGACTTATTAACAGCACTAGTCCACTTCCAAGGAGTGGGGGGTGCTAAGGTATATTTAAGTACCTTTAAGAGTAAACTACATGATGCTAACCTAGATGTTACAACAGCACATGGAGCAGCACAACATGTTTTAAATCAATTCATTAAGAAACATAATAAAGGTGTACTGCCAAAGAACAGTACAGTATTCGATTACCTTACAACATTTGCCAAATACTTAGACAATTAACATGCCAGAAGGAAATAATCCTACATCATTCACAGAAAGATTCCAAGCCTTACAGGGAATAGCCCCATCAAGTAGTTTTGCATCAGAGCAGAATTTCTTAAAGGGAGTTACAGATACTCCTGTACTATTACACAATGACCCTAAGCTTTCCTTAAGTCCTAACTTAATGCAAACCAGTTACGGTAATGGTATTACTGTAAACAGTTTCCTTAATGCTATGGCTCAAGCAGGTGTAAGCTCTACCCAACATCAGATACGTCAGATAGATAAGAAGGTAGATGAGTTTGATAACTATGCAGATGACGTTCGTTCGCAATTGCAAGTTGCTCAAGACTCAAACAATCAATATCTTACTGATATGCTTAGTAAGAAGTTAGAGTTAACATTAGCTAAGAAAGAAAAGTATATTGCTGACTCTCTAGCTGAGAAGAATAGATTAGAGGAGGAAATAAAACATGGTAGCGGTTTAACAGGAATGATTGGTGGAGGTGTAGAAGAGATGGCTAAACGTAATCTCGACTTACCAGATAAGATCATGCAACAAATCTATGCACAGGAACCTAATACTAATATTGCTGATTACTTAAAGTATGAAGCTGGTACAGATGTAGGTAGTAGTGCTAGTATGCTTGGTATACAAATGACACAGATCATAGCTCCATGGGTTGCTAAAAAAGCTTTAGAACGTATGGCTGCAAGTTCTGCTTTACCTATTCCTAAGCAATACCAAGCTGCTACTACAATAGGATTTACTCTTGGAGAGTTAGCTGCTACATGGAAGTCTAGAGATCTTGAAACAAAGTCTGAGATGGGAGATGCTTGGAATGAGGCATACCAAACTCAGATAGGTAAGTACATGGAACAGAACCAGCTTACACAAGAGGATCTACAAAAGCCTGAGCATCAGAAAGCTTTACGTCAAATGCGTTTAAAAGCTGATGAGGGTATGGATAGATTACGTGCTAAGAACATGGCCCTAATGTATGGAGATATGTTAGAGGTAGGATTAGCAGTAACCCCTTATACTAAATTAGCTGAGACTATTGGCATGGGTAACCGTTGGGCACGTACAGCTATGAAGGCTGGTACTATGGGGTTAACTCTCAATTCAGAGATGAATGAAGAAGGTAGTCAGTTCTTATTTACTCAACAATACTTAGATGGTGTATTAGGAAACAAACCTAGATTTAAAGATAATGTAAAAGGTATAGACTGGTCTAAAGAAACTAATTTACCTGGTCTTGATGTGTCTAGACAAGTAGGTGAAGATCGTTGGGAAGTAGAGAAAGCTATGTTCTATAAAGGAGATAGAAACCTATATGCAGATTCAGAGTTTAGATCATCAGTTAATGCTGGTGCTATTGCTACTGGGGCTTTATCATTCATGCATCCTATCTCAATAGTAAGTGACTTCTATGGATACCATAAAGCAGGTAACCTATTAGGTTCTGCATCTAGTTTAGGTAATGAGTTTGATTACATGCAATACAAGTATGGTGTGTATGAGGACATCCTAAATAAGGGTAAGGAAGATTACTTCGTAGATCATGTAAGGAAGATGGGAGAGATGGGAACTAATGGGTTCACACCTCAAACAGCTGCACAGGAGATTGCTAGGTTTAAAGCCGCTAAGAAAGAGTATGAGAAGATAGATGATGCTAACTACCTAGGTGGTGTGTTAGAGTTATTTGACTTCCGTGGTATATCAAGGAATGATAGGAAACAAGCTATCAGAAATAGTTTAATGGTGAATGAGTTAGAGTCACAACTATTCGAAGCTACAGCTGCTAACATGGCATCTGAAGCAGATGAGTTAGGAAGAACATCATCACCTACTTCTATTAAGAATGCTGAAGATCCTCTCAACGATAGTGTTAGAGAAAAGGAAAGAAAGGAACGTAGACGTACTAAATTGTTTAAAGAATTATTAGATCCTGAAAAGACTAAGCAATCTTTAAACGAGATCTACGATGACTTCGAGATATTTACTGCACTCAAACAAAGACAGATATCTAGGTTACTAGAAGAGAATAAGAAAATTGCTAGTGGGGAGTTCACTAGAGAACGTAAGGCTAACGAAAAGATATGGAAGGAAGGTACAGAAGCTCAGAAGAATGTACTAGCTTATAAGCAAGGAATCGGAGAGATGACTCGCGGTATAGGAGAGACAGCTGGAGCAGATCACCTTGCAGATATCTACTCTACTTCTTTACTTAGACAACGTGAGAAAACAAACATGGCTAAACGTATGTTAGCATTAGGTCATGACATCTTAGATGTTGTGGCTTATGTTCGTACGGCTGATGCTAAGTTAGAAGAAGATGATGTTACTGAAATCCATAACCGTATTGAGGATCGCCGTAGAGGAGAACTTAATAAGGTTAAGGACATTCAAGATAGTATAGGAGAATCCTCAGAAGCTAATACAGTTGATGAGTTAGATCAGTTAATGAAACAAGCTCGTGGAGAGAATGAGACTGAATATGCTGATAAGCTCCAAGAGATTAAAAATAATATCACTCGCTTAGATAAAGTAGATAGTGATGTGAGAGATAATACAGATAAAATTACTGCTCCACATGTAGCTCAATCAAGAACTCGTAATGAGGTAGAGGCTGAGTTCGTACATGACCACTATTTAAACGAAGTAGCTAAGGAAACAAACCAAGCTATTAATGATGATGACTATTTAGCTACATCTAATCTTTCTTACTTAGAGAAGAGATTAAAGTGGCTTGAGAATGTATTGAATGATCACAAGCATTTACAGACTACTTCTGATAAGTCATTTAAGAATGTTCGTGAAACTATTAATGAATTAAAAGAGAAGTTAACTGAAGCCCAAGAAGCAGTAAAGAAACGTATTGCTGATAAGGACTTAGCTCAACAAAAGAGTTATACTACAAGTACCCAAGCGATTGCAAATCAGATGGGTATTAGTTATGAGCCATCAGAAAATATTAATCAGGTGCTTGGTAATAATTTAGGAATGTTCTCTGATGATTTAGTAGAGAAGATTATAGAAGAATTAAGAAAACTACTAGTACAAGATGCTAATGGTGTTTATTACTTAGAACATGGATATGCTTTAGGTGCTTTAGAGAGTATGATTAATAATACTTCTGATAAGAAAGCATTAACTGATAAAATTAATGAGGAATTAAAAACAACTTATAACTCTATGATGTTAGATGTTGTGGAATTTCTAAGAGCTACTAGTTCCACTCAAACAGATGGGGTTAGTAATAATGGTATTGTAGGTTATCTAAGTAATCCTAAGCGTTTCTTTAGTAAGGTGTTAATGGCTATCTACCCTGAGATTGCATTCGATGGTAAATCAATCATCTCTGATTATAGGAAGTCAACAGATTTATCTGTCCTTATAAAAGGATTAGAGAAGATAGTACAGACGGAAGGTAGATTTGAAGGAGTAGATGAGGGACAACAAATAGCTTTCTTTGATCACCTATTAAACACACATCAAGATATGGTAGCTCTGTCTGCTTTACGTAATCGTGTGGAATCTAAATTCAATACTATTACTCATCTACAGAATGAGATTGCAGCGTTTAAAAGTTTTAATCTTATCCCAACTAAGCAACAAATTATAGCTCTACGTCAGCTAGTAGATTGGTTCTACTCTGGACAACAGAACGCTTCTCTTGTTGGTTTTGCAGGTAGTGGTAAGACACAAGTAGCTATCAAGTTATTATTTAAAGTATTAAACATTACTAAAGACAATGTAATTGCATTAGCTCCTACTAAGTCTGCTAATAATACTTTGCTTAACTCTATTGGTGAAACTACTGGTATAGATGAGGAAAATCCTATACAGAAGTTCCTAGCTACAGATGAGGCGGAATTAGCTAAAAAAGATTTAATCATATTAGACGAAGCAGGATTAGTTACTGCTGATACTTTAACAAAAATTAATGAGAAGATAGCTAAAGTAAATGCTTTAAGATCTGAGCCTATAAAATTACTAATGCTAGGAGATCCTTCACAGATTACTAGAGGAGATACTATTTCCTTCACTGAGTCTACATCATTAGTAAATACGTTTATGATTGATCCATTAACTGTTACTTATAGAACAGATGATGTTGATATTATTTCCTTACAGAAAGAGTTCAAAGGCAAAGGAGAAATACCTGATGCTGTTGCTATGTACTCTATGACTGATAGAGATAATCACTCTTTCGGTACTACTGGTGTACAAACTGCTGAACAGCTAATCACCTTAATGGAGAAGTCTAAGAACAATGGGCGTACTAAGTTATTAATTGTTAACAACGATCAGGTAGCAGAAGCTATGAGAACACAGTTAACTAAACTTGGTATTACTGATGTTAAGGTATTCAATTATCTAGAAGCACAGAGTCACACAGTTGATGAGGCTTATATACTTTTAGAACCAATTGGGGATCTAGCTGCTGCTCCAGGATCATTAAATAATGGTAAAGTAGATTTTACTAGATTTAATGAAGCTATGTATGTAGCTACATCACGTGCTACTAGCTTTGTAGCTGTAGCTAGTAATAACATAAGATTTACTAATTCCAGTAAAAACTTATTACCTAATGAAGTTCGTAATGCCCCTACTCAAGAAGAGATAGATGCATTCGTTAAAACATTAGAAGATCAATTAGAAGCTTTGAAGAAAGCTGAGTTTGGATTAACACCAAACCCTTCTCAAGCTTCAGCACAATCTCAAGCTACTCCTACTACAACAACTGAGGATGAGACAGATACAGAAATTACTGAAGATGCTGATGAGGAAGTAAGAGAAGAGAATAAAGAAGAGATAAATGAATCTATAAAAGAAGAGAGTATAGTAGAAGAATCTCTACCTATTGATATACAAGGATCTGTTCATAACATTCGTTATCCACAGTCCTACGCTACTAAGCAATCTAAAGATGATGCTCCTATGCTTAAGCAGGGAGATGAGGTTTTATATGTACGCACTAGATATGATCTACCTAATGGTAATGTAGCTTTTGGTGTTACTATTCTAAAGATAAATTCTGATGGTACTATTACTAAGGTAGGTGTTATTGGTAAGAACGAAGTTAACAGTGCTGATGTACATCAGCTTCCTGATTTCCTTAAAGAGCGTTTAAATGATCCTGAATGGGATACAGAAACTTTTACAGAATTAGAAGAAACTACAGTTTTTAAAGGAGTTACTACTACTAAAGTAAAAATCGCTATTCATCCTGACGCTATCTTAGGTAGAGCTAGAGTAAATACTATAAAGAACAAGAGACTTAATTGGGGAGCTCTAACAAACTTTGCAGAGTTCCTAAAATCTAAACGTAATGACCTTATAGTTAAATACCTAATGAAAGGTAACTCTAATACTAAAGGAGAGTCTTGGGATTTAGCTATTTACACTGCTAAGGAAGTAAGAGATAGGGGCTTTAATCCTAAAGTTGTTAAACCTGGTATTGCTTACTACGTACAACATATTCAACATGTATCTGGTAACACAGAAACTATACATGTACCATTATCTCGTCGTAGAATTAATAAAGGTACTGATGCTAACTTCTTAGCACCATTACAGAAGTTCTTAGGTGATGTTAAGGAACTACAAAGTATATTAGAGAAGATTACTATTGGTGGTAATCCTATCATCATGGGTGGGTTAGATTTCGTTGAGGACTTTGATTATACTACTAAGGATGGTCAGACATTCCAACGTACGCAATCTGAGGTGTTTACCCATTTCCTTAATACGGGTTCTAAAGTTCATGATGATATCATGGCTAAGCTATCTGATGCTAAGGAAGATACGGCTAAAGTACTAGACTTAATCAAAGCTATTAGAGAAGCTGTATATGAATCTATTACAGGTAATGAGATTGGATTAGATGAAACTAAAGCTCCTGTTAATGTAGATGAGAGTAATGGTGCTTACTTAAGTAAGTATTTAATTACTGGAACTAAAGGAAGCCGTAAGGTAGTAGAAGGAAATAAAACTATTGATGGTAAGAAGTATACAGAGCATCCAAATTATCCTGGGTACTTCTTAATAGAGAAAACTGATGGAAGCCAAGTATGGAGAAAGGTATTTGATTATAATAATCTCCATGTCAAGATTGATATGCCTAAAGAAGGTGGACCAGCTAATTATGACATTCACGTAAAAGAACTTGTGGATGATCAAGGACGTGTTTATAAAAACTTTAAGAAAAGCGGTTCTTTAATAACTAGAGGACAAGTAACTAATGCTGATATTAATCCTACTGATTTTATGATTGATTTCATTAGTAACAACATGGTCTTGAACTCAAGAGCTAGCGGTCCTGCTGAAAAAACATTTAATAGGATAGCACAAGCTAACTCTTCTTTCTTTAATACTAAGACAGGAGAGCGTCAGTTCATTCGTGTTAATAAAAGAAAACCTGATTCAGGTAGAGAGTACTTTACTGGTATTTCTTTATTAGCTGCTTTAGGTGCTAAAGACATTCAAGATTGGGTTAATACAGGTAAGCGTGGTAGACTACCAGCTTATGCTCATAAAGATAATAAAGGTAATATAACTCACCATACATCATTACCGCTAACAACAGAAACCTTAGAGATGATGATTGGAGATCAAGCATTTACATCTGAGGGAGAGAGTAATGTTAATGATGGATTTGGATTACGTATGCCAACTAATATGGATGAGATCCGTATGCCTAATAAAGATGATGCTGAACGTAGAAATACCTGGGAAGCCATGGCAGAGGAATTTGAAACTGATTTAGAATCTATTGAGCCTACTGAGATTATACTAGACCAAGCTACTCCATCAGAAGTTCCAGGTTATACAAGTGAAGAAGAACCAGCTCAGAGGGCTTCTGAAGATACTGTAAATGATTCTGTAATTAATATTGATGATGAACATATTGACAATAACTCTTCTAATACAGATGATGATGAAGATATTAATGGATATGATTTAGCAGAAGAAGTTGTAAGTGTGGAAGATTTAGGTCCTGCTGTTAGTAGAGATACTATCATCAAAGCAGCTACTAAGATATTTGGTGAAAAGTTTGCTTCTAACCCAGAGAACATTGTATTCTTAACTAGGGAAGATATGATCCGTCGTTTTGGAGGATCACGTTGGGGACGTTATGAGAGAGGTATAATCTACTTACAAACGAATGATGATGGTACTATCTATTCACGTATCCTACGACATGAGGCATTCCATAGAGTAGCTAAAACTTATTTAACAGCCCAAGAGTATTCTAGTATGTTGGAGACAGCTAGAGATATTATGGGGGACCAATTTAGCCCTGATAGGGAAATAGAGGAATGGTTAGCTAGACAGTATCAAGCTTTTAATCAAGATATGAATTTTGTAGCTAAAGCATTGCATAAATTCTTTATTTACTTAAGAAGTATTATCAGCTTTAAATATAAGCAAATGAAACAGTTAAATGAATTATTTGAAGCTATTGACGAGGGTGTATATAACTTTGATAAGAATGCTCAATTAAATGGTGAAGGTGCTGCTGACTTAGTTCAAATTAAAGAGTGGTTTGGTACTAGAGGACAAGAATATGGTGATCATGTTGATAACTTTAATAAAGCTACAGAAGCTATATTAAAAGCTATTAGAGTTAAGATATGGCCTCCTATCACAAATAAGGATGGTTCCTTTAGAGGAGTAGATGTAAGAGTAAGAGAAGTAAAAGCTACTAAAGATGGTAAAGAAGTTAAAGCAACAACTACTGATTTATTCAATGTACCTTTAACAATTGAAGAAGCTGAAGATGCTGTTAGACAAGACTTCATAGACCAGATGCTACAACTTACTAGAGAAGGAAAAGAAGTACCTGCATGGCTTTCTAAGTTGCTTACTTATAACGGTAAGCTAGATGTATTCAAGGAAGTTTATCGTAGTTTAGTTATTTCTTCAGGTAATAAACTAACCATGGAAGAGGAGGAGATGTTACAAGACCCATCATTACGTGATGAGATCTTAGATACTAATCAACTTGACTTTTCATCTTCCTTATTAGAAAATGTAAAGAACTTATTGAGTACATTGTTTGTAACTAAAGAAGTTCCTGTACTTAATAGTAAGGGAGAACCTATGATTAGCAAATCTGGTTTACCTATTACTAAAACAGAGGTAATACATCATATACCACGATCAGTAGTATTCATGTTAGCTAAACAAATGTTAGTTGGTACAGATTTCTCATCAGAATATTTCTTAAAACAACTAGCTTATAATGCAGATCAGATTGGTGGTAAAAATAATATTCAAGCTCAAGCTGTATTTAATTTCTTATCGGAGATGTATACTTTAGCTTTTTCTTCAAGAAGGTACGAATTTATATCTAAGGAAGGAAAGAAGGAAATAAGAGGAATATCTCCTTTAATAAAGATGACTAACAATAAGTTATTAATCTTTAATGAGAATGGTGATATCATCCATAGATACTCTAAAGTTTCTATGCGCGATGGTAGAAAGCAAGATACAGGTAAATTTATTTATCAAGCAGCTAAACAACTCAAAGCTCATCCAGTTATGATTGGTAAAGAGTCTACAGCTGATATGAGTAATGAGCAATTGTATAACTTATTACTTGTTACTTATAGAAAAGGACATGCAGCAGATTTCATTGCTGGATTACGTTCTGGTATTGGTAGCCTAATTACTAGAGATCCTTTTGTAGGTATTACCCGTTTAGAAAATGAGGATGGGGAAACAGATGAGAATACTAATCCTATATATAGGATGTATCATAGGTATATAAAGAATCGTGCAATAGGTGCTCAGGAATCTGTTGATGATCGTATTAAAGAATCAGTTATTAAAGTAGTTGAGTCTAATTATGAAACTAGAAAAGATAAAGCAGATGCTGTACTTTCTATTATAGGTAATAAGGATATGAGATCTGTTAACAAGGTACAGTCAATATTTAAGTTACTAGATGTAAAGAACTTCTCACAATTCTTTGGTACTGAGAACCAAGGTGAGGTTATACTAGCTTCTTTAAAAAATATATTCCAATTGGTGAAAAATAACGACTTATCAACTAATGGAAAAAAAGATGAGCTATTAAATGACATTAATGGTTATGTAGGAGCTATTGTAGATATAATTGCTACCACTAGAAACTTTGGAGGTAACACTAGTTATATTACAGGAGATAAGCAACGTAATTATATGTTTGTAACTGGTAGTTGGTTAACACGTATTCATGAGTACTTAACTAAGGTAAGGGAATCTCGTGGTGGTGCTTTCCAAATGCCTGATTTCTTACGTAAGGAAAACTTAGGATATAAATTCTTTAAGCATAATCCTTACTTAAAAATAGGTCTAGGTAGATTAATAGAACATGATTCTCATAAGACCCAATTAAGAATTAACGGTGTAACACATAGTGATGATAGTATATCAACTAAGTATAAGAACGAGCAAACAATTGGGTGGGTTACTCGTATGTTTAGTTATGGTTTTGAAGCTATGTTAAATACTAAAAACTTAAAAGAGGGTAAGTATATTCAATTCTGTTATACTCTTTCTAATAAGCCTAAGATTTATGGACATGAGATTCCTATTAGTTCTCATAGTGCTACAGATGCTCATATTATAGCAGCTCTAACACAACAAATAGAGAGAAGAGAATGGATGGATAGCTTAGCTAGTCATCCTGTGGAAACCAATGGGAGAAAGTATGCTGATGGTATGAAGATAGCTGGTGATAAGGAACAAGCTACTTTAAGATTCTTTGATGGGTTACCTGATAAAGAAATAGCTGAGAAGTTAAAAACAGATCAAGGTCGTAAGCAGTTGCTAAATATGGTTAAGAACCGATTTAATCATGATGCTAATGAAGCTTTCTTTTACTTAGACTCAAATAAAGCTTTCTCTACAAGAGAACATGGTGAAGATATTGAACATAACTCACCAACATTAATGGCAGCTCTAATTAGAAAATTAGAAACTTATGAGCTCATTAATGATGGTGCTTATAAAAACTACGAAGAACAATTTAAATCCCAGTTAAAGAAACGTGATATAGAGTACCCTCAATATAAGTATCATCAAATGTTACATACTTATATAGCGGTACAAGAATTCTATAAACTCAACTATGTGAATGGTCATTTCATTAACCAATTTTACACAGGTGATATAGGACAATACAAACATAATGCTGACTTAACTAAACGTGCTAGTGGTCCTGTATCTCCGGGACAATTAGGAGTGGCTAATGATGTTATTGGTATGCCTACTGAGATTGCTATTATGGTTGCAGATGATGATTCTCATTATTTTAATAAATGGAATGACTTTGCAAAAGGTCTAGAAGGTATATATGGAATTGACTATAAATTAACAGATGCTCAAATGTTTTATCTTCCTAAATGGAGAAATCACTTAGAGGCTGGTTATAGTCATTTCTACCAGTTAGGAGATGTTATTAAGCCTGTACTCTACTTCATTGATAAGTTTGGTATCTCTAGATTCTCTAAGAATGCGGGTATTGAATTAACACCAGCTCTACAGGAAATGTTCCCTGAGCTTAAGGAGTTAGCTCAAGAAATGGAAAAGAATAATATTATGGAATTGCATATGGCTTCTGCATTTAAGGTAGGAAGACCTGCAAGAACATTAAAGAATGGTGAGACTATTTCCCAGCACTTAGAATCTAATAAAGATCATAATGGTGTTGTAATAGTACCTACTAAACATTATTCAATCCAATCTAATCCACGTTCTACTGAGGGGGAGATTACTAACTTTAGTCAGTTGACTTACTTTATTAATGTGAATGGTCAGAATGCTGATGTAGCTAAAGCTATCTATGAGATAGATGGTTTACTTACAAATCTATCATTTGATAAGTTTAAAAAGCGTTTAAATTATGTTAAGAATCCTGATGGTACATTTACTTATAATGAGAAAGAAGTTAGAAGACTTATTATTGAATCTATTAGTGATGTACCTGGTAGTGAAAGATTTGCTGAATTACTTGGGGCTAAAGAAAATAATGAGTATGTAGTTCCTTTGAACTTCCCCGCATTAGTAGGTAAGGTTCATATTAGCTTTATGTCATCTGCTTCTAAGAAAAGCATTAAAGCTGTACATGGTAGAGGTAGTAAGCTTGTACTACAGACACCTAAGGGTGTAGGTGTACATAGAGTAGGTGGACAAGTCCTTACTTATAAACAACTCTCTGAAGCACAGAAGAAGATGGTAGATAAGTTCTACACATTACCTCATTCTGTTCAACGTGGCTTACGTGCTAAGTTTGGTGCATATGCTTTGAACAATAACTTTACTACATGGGAAGAGAACAAAAAGTTCATTAGAGATTACTCACAGTTAACTGATGCTGAGAAGGAAATGGTAGACGATATCAATGATGAATCTGTTTACATGGTTCCTACTAAGCTTCTAATGAAATCAGATGTAAACTCTTACACAGGAAGGGTAGCTGAGGTTATTGCTCCTGCTTGGTGGTTAAATATGAAAGGTTATAAGGATGGTGAAATAGTATATCCTGACTTCCTAACTAAACTACAATATGCAGTGCGTATCCCTACAACGGGTATTCACTCTGCTATTCCTTTTAAAGTGGTAGCGTCTACTAATTCTAGTAGTAACATCATTATTGCTCCTGAAGAGCTTGTAGCTTTGCATGGATCTGACTTTGACGTGGATAGTTTGTTTGCTGTACGTACAGAGATTTTATTTAAGAAAGAAGGTGGTATTAAAAGATTATTAACTTTAAAGAATCCTGATGGTACTATTGTAGTTGAGCCTGGACAAAGATTAGGATGGCCCCATGGATTTGAAATTGATAATTTTGAACAAATGAATATGATTCAGGGTAGTACTGATACTGAATTAAAGTTTAATGAGTTTGATAAGCAACTAACTACTTATAAAGAACTCATGAAAAAATATGAAGATCTTATGAATAGTAAAGATATAGATCGTGATATTAAAAAAGAATATACAGCTAATTATAAATTAGCTTATGAAGCTTATGAGGGTACACTAAAGAATAAGAAAGCTTATGCAATGATTTATATGTTATTGCATGATAGAAATGAAAAGGATATGGGACAACCTATCTCTTTCGACCCTATCAAGAAAGATTTCTTTGATTTAGATCTAGAACTATATCATCCGTCTAAATCTATTAAAGTGTATGGTAAAGATGGTTCAGTTACTCCAGAGTTTATAGACTTAATGAAGCAAGATAGTCCTGATATAGAGATTGTACAGAAGTTTAAGGAGTGGGGAATTACTGCTGAGAACATCAGTAAGGTAATTGCTATTGATCCTGAAGCTAATACATTCAAGATTACTAATAAGGAAATAAAAAATAATATCTTCAAGGATAACTCAATTGGTGTTATTACTAAGTTGAAGCTTATCTACGGAAGAGCTGATATGAATGAGACACGTAATCCTAACAATCTATTAGATCAGTTAAAGACTTACAATGATAACTTTGCTGGGGTAGCATTAACAGGAGCATTTGCTAACTTCGTTAAGGCTTTAGCTTATGTTAACTATGTTAGTCAAGGATCTCACATGGTTGATAAGGAAGGTAAAGCAGTTACTCTTAAGCTAAATGAAGGTTACAACTCTATCTCTAAGACTGAGAAGAGTAAAGGCTTTACTGGTAGAAAGGTATGGGAAGTATTAGATACTCTCATCAATGGTGCGATTGATAACGTGAAAGAACAAGCATTAGAGATTATTAATGCTACTAACCAGACAGGACCTACTATTGCTTTGATGGTTGGATTAGGAGTTCCTTTAAATGACATCACATTGTTCATGAGACAACCAGTACTTGTACGTGACTTAGTGTCCTTAAGAGGAAAGCAAAGAACTAAATGGGTTACTGAAGAAGCTAAAAAGTTTACTAAAAAGGAATTGAGATCTCCTTTAACTACTGAAGATCTAATCTTAGCTTTAGAAGAATCTACTAAGGTAGGTAATGAGTATTCTAAGCTATCACATAAAGCTAAGCTAACTCAGGTTAAGGTATTTAGAGAGTTCAATAAGTTACAACCAGTTGTAGATGCTATGAGCAATGCAGCTAGTGTAGCTAATTTAACTAAGGATTTTGAAGTTACTTTTGAAGAGGGTCAACAGATGATTGATAAGATTAATAAATCTAAAGAGTACACTGGATTTGCTAATGGTAGCTTCATGTCATTGCCTCAATTCTCAAGTGCTGAGGATGCTTTTATTACCTCATTTGATTTGGTTAATAATGCTGTGGATATTTATAATCCTAAATTGATCTCTAAACTAGCAAATCTTATTACGTCTTATATGAAGAAAACTGCTTATACAGAAGATGGTATCGAGACAGAAAATATAGATAGTACAATAAGAAGAGAGTTCACTCGTTATCTTATTACAAGTGCATCTAATTCTAGTGAGATTGATGCAATATGGAAGCAGCCTTTAGAAATAAAGAATGGTGATAAGAGTTTCTATGTGACTGGTGCGGATGCTTGGATTCAACACTTTGGAAAGGTAATCAATGATTTAGCTTCTAATAGTGAATATGCTCATAATGCTTTCTTAGAGAAGTTAACAGCTGTTAAGTCTAAAGGCCTATATAGAATTAAGTGGAATGCTGGTACAAATCTAAATGATAGTACAGTATCTGCTCAATTAAAACATGATCTAAGCTTATTACCTCCTTTCTTTATTGAACAACTGGTAAAGTATTCCGCATTAGAAAATGGTCATGAGTATGGTCTTAAGAGCTTCTCACAATTACTAGATCCTTTAGATATAGCCGAACAAGCTAAGACTTATAATGCTTTATTGAAATCGTTCATTAAAGATGGTCCCTTGTTTGATAAAATAAAAGATCACTTTGCTATCTCATTTGCTTTAAATAACCCTTCTCAAATTGCTAAACATCAAGGACAACAAGAAAGATACTTACCAGCAATTAAATGGTTATCTGTAAAGAATATGACGACGTATGGTATTACTAATCCACATGAAGCTGATTTCATTTTAGATTATAATGATGTTAAGTATGAGGATAAAAAATCTAAAGAAGAGAAAACTATTAAGTATGCTAAACCTCCTGTGTTCTTACGTACTACTAATAAAGTAAATGGTAAAGAATCTTTAGCCGTAAAAATCAAAGATGAGGGTAAAGTAGCTTATTATAGAACAATAACTAGAGTTAATAAAAAAAGTAGAGGTTATGATGCTAACTTATCTTATCTAACTACAGGTTACTATATTAATGATCACTTCAATTTACCACATGAGATTTTAGGAGTACCCCCAACTGAAGCGGGTAATCCTGAACTAACGTATAAACTTGATAAGGTAAGTCCACATCAATTACTTAAGGTAGGTGACACAGTATTTGTACACGATTACACTGACTTCTACAATAATAACTTAGAGTACTATGAAGTTACTGAGGTTAAGCAAGGAGGTAAGGAAGAGATAACTAGATACGGTGAAACATATACTAACTTAAAAGATGTAACTTATACTTTGAAGAAACAAGAAAAGAGTAAAGTAAATTTCTCTGATGAAGAGAATGCACAAATACAAGATATAATTAAAAATAATACAGGCTGTTAATGAGTTGTCAAATTAAATACGATAAGCACGGTAACGTTAATAGGGTAAATGCTCCTAATGGAAATGAGTCTATACTCTATCAAACTTTAAAGAACACATTAGGTAATAGTAATGATGCTCTTAAAGCTTGGGCTAGAGTTTACACAGATAACTTTAAAGCTTGGTTCGGCGAGTGGGATAATTCTTCTTATATAAAAGAAGGAGTTAAAGAGTTGTTTGACTCTAATCCTGAATTAGCTAATGCTGTATATGAAGCTTTAGGGTTTAAAAATAAATTAAAAACTACTTTAGGAAAAGAACTTGAATATAAAGACCCTTATGTGCCACAAAGTAGATTAAAATCTTTTAAACAATATGAAGTTTTAAATGAAAGTGGTGATAATATAGGAACTGTTGTTGTTGAATATAGAGGAAATGAAACTGTTATATTGCACCCTAAATTAAATGTTACTAATAAAGGATATGGTAAAGATTTATATAAACTAATTTCAAGTAAATTTAATGTAGAGGTTCAGGAATGGAACGAAGGAGCTATTGCTAATTCAGATTCTGCAAAAAAAATGTGGGACTCTTTAGAAAAAGAGGGAAGTGTTAAAAGAATAATTGACACTGAACAAGGAGATAATTTTAGAGTTTTAAATTATAGCAACCAATTAACTCCACAACAAAAACAACAAGCTCAAGAACTATACTCTCAATATCTCGATAGTATAGGAGTAACTAATATTGCCTATCACCATTCAGAAGAAGATATAAGTGAATTTACAAGTTCATCAGAAAGATATTTTCAAAAAGAGTTAAAAAAGAAAAACAGATATATTCCTAAATTAGATGATATAGTATTCCTTGTTAAGAAGCCTTTAACTGAGGAGTTTATGTCTAAACGTAAATTTATAGGAAGTTGGGGATTAAAAACACCAAAAACTCTACAATTTAGTGCTGGAGAAAAGATAGGAGAAGGCGTTCATCCTGGAATAGATGAAGGAATTTTTGCTGGTATAGAAGGAAATTATGATGCTATAGACTTTGGAAGAATAAGAGATAATAAAACTTGGTCTGAAGTAATAGCAATAACTAATCCTAAAAATGCTATAAAATTAGGTTCTAAACAAGATATAGAAGGTTTTAAAGCATTTAAAAAGTCTAATGAAGCTTCAGAGTTTAATAGTTTACAAAAAGAATACTCAAATATCATTATAGATCAAGTTTGGAAAAGATTAGCTAATGAAGGAATTGCAAATACAGATTCTTTAATAGGCACAAGAGAAACTATTAATAATAAAGATTTTAATAAATTCTGGTCTGTAGTAAAAGATGTTGATATTCAAAATGTAATAAACTTTTTTAAGTCTGAAAAACAAAAAGCTTTAGATTCTTATTCTAAATATAAAGGAGAGTTTGATCCTACAACTGGTACATTTACAAGTAATGATACTTCCTTTTTTGATAAGAAGATAAAAGATTTAAATACTCTTTTACAACAAAAACAACAAGAAGTATCTCCAGAAGCTCTCGATGAGAATGGGGAGCCTAGGATCTTTTGGCATAAAGGTGATGTAGTTGGGGAGTTTAATGCTGAATTAAGCTCTCCTACTAACACTTATGGTAAAGGTAATTACTTTGCTTATACAACTGATGTAGCTAACATGGAAGGTAAACCAGGTACTCCTTCAGCAGAAGGATACTTCTTACGTATTCAAAAACCGCTAGTTGTTGAGAAAACAAATAACCCTGATAAGGCACATGAGAATTGGAAGGATATTATGCGTAAGGTTTATAAACGTACAGCTAATTCCTTTGATGCCATTGTTGATCGTAATAGAGAAGTAGTAGTTTATGATCCTAATCAGGTTAAGTCAATTAGTAATAATGGTAACTTCAGTACTACTAATAACAATACTAAAGAGTTACGCTCTACACAAAACAAAAGAATTGGTAGAGTATTAGTGGACCATATTCTACATGCTTTAGCTAAAGCTATTAAGCTTGATTACGAGGTAGTAGACTTCAATGAAGATCCTCGTACATCACAGTATAGAAATAATGCTGGTCTTTATTTAAACGGTAAGGTACTGATAAATAAGAATAGGTTATCAGCTGAAGCTCCTGTCCATGAATTTGCACATGCTTTCCTTAAAGTTATTGAGCAGAAGAACAAGGTACTCTACAATAACCTAGTAGAGCAAATAAAGACTTCTGACGTATTAACAGAAGTTAAAGCACTCTACCCTGACTTAAGTGAAAAGGATGTCTTAGATGAAGCCATAGTGACTGCTATTGGTAGATATGGAGCTGGGTTAGTTAGCTCATTACCTACCATGTTAGTTAAAGCTATTAAACGCTTCTTTGTTTCCTTAGGAAAGCTAGTAGGCATTGATACTTCAGTGGAGGTAGATGGTCTTAGTCCTACAACAACTATGTTTGAGTTAGCATCAATGATGTTTAATGGTAGACAGTTATTTGATTTGGATAGCGATCTGACTGGTTCGCATGAGTTGAGGTTCTGGAATAACGGTGTAGATGTTACTCAAGAAGCTGCTATTGCTACTGATGATGAGACATATCAAATGAGAAGTCCTAGTGGTGCTATGAACCTATTAAAGAGGGTTACCCCATTGATTGATAAGATCTTTAACCCTTATAAGAGTGATGGGTATGAAGCATACTTAGCTAAAAGAGAGTTTAAAGTACAACATCAGAATGTTAATGGAGGCAAAATCTCGTTGAACAATACTATGATGGATTTTGATCAAGCTAAAGAATATTTTAAATCTACATCAGAACAGAATAGAATTAAGGGTAAGGTAATCCACAAAATATTTGAGAAGTACTTCACAGATCCTTCTAATCCTAAGTATGCTCAACTTGATGGGGAGTTAGCAGCTTTAAAAGCAGAATATAACCAATATGATGATAGTCCCTTTACCTTCCAATGGTTAAACTCAAAGAAGCTAGAAGAGATTAGAGATTACTTAGGAATCAATAGCACTGATACAGTCTACACAGAGTTTACTGTATTAGACCCTGAAACAGGATTAGGTGGTACTATTGACTTACTTATAAAGCATAAGGATGGTTCTTATTCCATCTATGACTTCAAGACTGGTTCATTAAAAGAAAATGAGCAGGCGGCTTACATGAAGTTCGGTGAACGCTTTGGTATTCACTGGTCATTAGCTGATAGACATAAACTACAGCAAACTTTCTATGCTTTAATGTTAAAGAATAAATATCCTAATATCCGTTTTAGAGATATAGGTATTATCAAACCATCACAGTATGATATAGAGATATTACGTGTAGATAGAGATAGGTTCTTAGGTACTTTACAAGAGTACTTCAGAGAGAACAATCCTGCACTATTAGAAAAGAAACCTTACTTATTCAACCATAAAGAGTACGTAGCATTAAGCCGTTCTTTATCAGCTGATCTAGATGAGGTAATGAAAGAAGGTGGTGTTAAGAATGTATTCCAAGCTAGAGATATACTCTTACTTAGATTAAAGAAAGCATTAGAGAAGTTGCGTAAGTCAGGTATTGATGGTAAACGCCCATTAACTGATGAGTATGTTCAAAACAATATGCGTGTTAGGGATACAGAAGAAAGCTTAATCTTAAAGATAGCACAGTTAGAAGGAAATGAATTTGGTGATTACCTATCTGGTATGGGTACTGATATGGGGTTCATGGAACGTTTAACTAGTGTTGGTTATAATGTAAAGAATCCTCTCCTTAAGATGTTCAATAAGATGTATGAGGAAGCTAAAAACTTAATGACTAAGGAGCGTCACGATCTTTATAAGAAAAGTGATGAGTTGGTAAATAAATTATTAAAGGCTTACTACGGAAACAACCAAGGTAAGATGTTGCTTGATAAGCTCACTAGAGGAGCTTTAAACCTCATTGATTATGAAGAGGTATTTAGATTCATGTGGGAGGGAGATAATGTCTCAGGACGTAAGATATTGACTGAGTATGATAAAAGATTTAAAGAGCTTAGCCCAGATGAGAGAGAATATAACATTTTCTATAGAGATGGTATACGTGATACTATGTTTGCAGCATTATCTACTAAGCGTGGTATAGAGTACTACAAGCAGAAGTTAGATAACCTAAGTAAAGATGAGTTATTAAAATACTATTCTAAAGATGAGTTAAGAGCCAAGTATGAGGAAAGAATAGCTTACTTTAAAGGATTACCTGAAGTTGAGAAGTGGGTAGATGAGTTAGGAAAGGGAAGAGAATATCAAGAGGATATGACTCCTTACATTCCTAAGTTACCTGCTGAGCTTAAAGGCTTCAGAGAAAAGACAGGACAAATTAAAGACTGGTTCTGGAGTAACCTTACTTATACAGACTTTAAAGCTAAGAACAAAGACTTGTTTGGATTAAAACCTGTTGGTGTACCTGTTAAGTACTTAGTATCACCATTTAGTTATGGTGCTAAGGGACATAGCTTACATGCAGAGGCTACCTTCAAGATGTTTGTACAGAATATGAAGGCTAAACAACACTACGATGATATAGCTGTATATGGACAAGCATTACATGATGTATTAGCTTATGGTACTAGTAACTCAGGAACTGAAGAGAACTCAGCTGTTTGGGTTAAGAACTTTGTAAACAATAACATAGCTGAGATTTATAATGATCACCGGTTTGGTATGGGTACGGAAATTAAAGTAGGTAATAAAAAAGTACAATTAGGTAAGTTAACCTATGCAGCAATGGGAGTAGTCACAGCTGCTAAACTATCATGGTCTACATTAGGAGCAGCTAGTAATGCTGTACTTAACTACTTGTATGTTACTAAGGAAGCTGTTAAAGGTTCCATAGCTAAAGATTTAGTAGGATTAGATCCATCTGATATTGACTGGACTGTAAGTGACTTAGTTAAAGCCCATGGTATTTATTTTCAGCATCTCTACAATAAGAATGTATTAGGAAAGAAAGATAAGTGGGAAGAGATTAATCAGATCTATGACTTTACTCAACGTCAGTTCAATTATAATAAAAGCAAAGAGAACTTAGCAGTAGCTAGTAACAGAGCATTAGATGTTAAGTGGGCTTACCTCACTTATGGTATTGGTGATGATGTTGGTTATTCTATAACTACTATAGCTACTTTAATGAGGAAAAAGAATATTAAGACAGGCTTGTCTATATGGGATAGTTACTCATTTGAGAATGGTGAACTGAAGTGGAATGGTGGTACTAGAGGTAGAACTGAGAATGGAGATGTTATCGAAGGCTTATCAGCTCAAGAGATCTTTTCTATTAAGAAAGCAAACTCTAGGATCATGGGTGAGTATGATAAGAGTCGTAAGAGAGAGATGGAAGGAAATGCTTTATTATCTATCTTCCTACAATTCCATAAGTACCTACCTAACGTAATGGAACGTGGATGGCAAGGATGGAAAGGAGACTTTGAGAATGCATCACTTGGTAAGCTTGTAGAAGTACTAGATAATGAAACAGGTAAGACTGTACTTGATGAGGATGGTAACCCATTACTTCGTTGGGAGAGCAGATTAGATAAAGGTAGTATGCTACTAGCTAGTAAAGTGATTGGTGATGCCCCAGGTATACGCCACATGAAACTCATGGTACGTGCTCTATATGCTGGAGAAGCTATTAAATTAGACTCAATGAATGGTGGTAAGGAATGGAAAAAGTTATCACCAGAGCAGAAGCAAAATGTAATTAGTTTACTATTGAGCTGGGCTCTATGGGTAGGTATTACAGGTGCTATGATAGCCGTATATGGAGATGATGATGACGATCCACGTGACCCATTAAAACGTAGGATAGCTAACATTAAAAATGACTTAACTGCTGAGGGTAACGCGCTTGAGCTATTACGTTTCCTTAATAAACCTACTGTACTCCTTCCTAGCTTACTTGAGATAGTTGAAGGTACTAATGATGTAGTGTTTAAAGGCATCATTAATGGTGAGCGTATGCGTAATGGTGATATGCCTGGTACTAAGAACTTAATTAAGAATATACCATTTGCTGGTAACAGTTATATGCAGAACATACAAGATCCTTGGTGGGATAAGAGTTCTGCTAATGCTGGAAGAGCCAGATAAAACGGCTAAAAAAAACGTGAGGAATTGCTTCCCCACGTTACTCACACAAACAATCAGGGAGCTTAGGCTCCCTTTTTTTATCGCCTCTCTGCTGTAATAATCAAAGCGGCATTAGGATTGATAGCAGTAGCCCATACGAGATCAGTGATCACGTAAGGCCCAAACTTCTCTCCTTTTTCCAGAGTCTTCTCTTTAATTACGACTATAGTAGGGTGGCCACTATCATCATTCTCGAAATTAGTTAAGAGCTCTGGATCAAAAGTAATTTTTAAAATTACTGAACCTTCTATTTCTTTTTGAACTTCTTCAATGTGGTAGTAACCACTTTGTGTTCGTTGCGCGATGTTATCAGACATGATAGAAGTAAATGTATTTTTCTAATAAAGTTTTTTCTAGTGATTTTAGAATAGACTTAGCTTTTCTTTCAGTAGTTGCTAATGCAAGAGTAGAGAAAGCTTCCTCCATTTCTGCATCAAGTTCTATCATAAGCTTTTGTACAGTCATATCAAAAAACCATTTAGCTACAGGAATATCCGGATTAGCGTGCCCATCAATATTTTCTAGGCGATTGAAATCAATGTTAACAGCCCCCATCATAGAGTGGTGAACAGTTACACGTGAAATGCATTTATTGCTTTTAAACATCTCTCTAACGGACTCTTTTAACTTTCCTTTGCTAGAGGTATTGTTATAGTACTTAATGTACTCTTCTGTAGTTACTAAATTATCCTTACTATAATTAGTAAGAAAGTAATGAATAGTTGCTTCAAGAGCATACAATTTATGAATAATAGAATCATAAACTCTATTTTTACGAGATTTTCTCATTTATAATCGTTCTTAATTCCTCAGTAGAGGGATCTGCTGTTTTTTTACTCACGAGATAATCTAATATCCCCTGAGTGTTGTGGTGCTTGTACATTTCTAAGAACTGCTTTTTATCTTCTGTCTTGTAAATAACAGGAAAGAATCTTTTCACAGCATCTTTAGGAGGATCAATTAACTCATCTAGATACTTATTATACATATCTATAATGAAGTCATCCAAAAGATCCTCATTATCTTTTTTACAATACTTCTGTATAGGTATAAATTCAAATTTTACAGTATCTAAAGGAGCTCTAAATACATTACGAAATCCTATTTCTCTATCTTTTACACTAGGAGGTGGTGTTAAGCATTGAATATGATGTACATATATAGTAGGATCATTACCCCTAGTTCTATTAGGTTTTATGTAGAAATCATGATTAAGACTAAATAATGATTTAGTAGAAGGTGTATAACTATCCCCACCTCCTATGAATTCTACTACAGAAGAGTCTGTAATTCTTACACCGATTAAAGACCTCCATTTCTTCAATGCTAATGTAACTAAGTGCTGTAGATCAGATTGTCTTTTCTCGATAATAGGAAGTTGTCTAAGTTGTTCAAGAATTTTATCTCTTGAGAGTTCCTCTAAGATTTTTTCATATAGAATAGGGCCAGCGATTTGCTGACCCTCTTCCTTAAATATTTTGTCTAACATGTGTTAACAATTACCTCCCGCACAAGCTAATTCTTGTGTGAAAGAAGTACTATCTTCATTTTCTGTTATTTGGGTGAAATCAATATTCTCAGTTAATAGTTGTTCTACTAACGTATTATATTGATCTTCGGTTATGTCTTCAAAAGGAGCTTGTGTGTAGCTACCACCATCATGTGGTAAGATAGCTGCACCATTAAAGTTATTCCTATTGTCCCATAACCATTCTTTTACTTGATCCCACTCATCTTCCTTAACATTAATAGTTAATGAAACATTGTGGGTGTTGTCTCCACGTCTATGACCAGGACGTACCCATTCATCACTAAAGCGTTTAACACGTTCTAGTAATGTTGTAGCAGTCTCTGTATGACGCGTAATAGCTCCTTGTGGGGCTCTAACAGGAGTTTCGAATACATAGTCTCCAGGTGACCATCCAAGCTCCTTTAAAGCACTAGAATTGATGCTTTTAAAGTATGCTACCAATGGATCACTACCAGATAACTGAGATCTTCTAATGAAGAAATCATTATGCCATGCATGAATACCACTACTAGTTCCTAATACACAAGAAGTAGTACCACTAGGTTTAACAGTAGTAACACGAGCTGCTGGATTAATACCAATAATTGAAGCAAAGTGTTTGTTAGCTTCCACAGCTACAGTAGCTGCTTGTCTTAGATTTAAACCATCAGTTGCTCCTGATGCTATTCCTGTCATACCAATACCTAGTAGAGCATCTTTCTTAGTAGTTGCTTCCCATATAGGACGGAGATAATGGAAGTTAGTGAAACCAGCTTGAAGAGTACCAAACAACGTAGCTGCGACTACTCGTCTTTCCAAATCTTCTTGGTTTTCAATATTACTTACATTGAGCTCACAAAGGTTACAGAATTGATAAGGACGTAAACCAATCTCACAGCAAGGATTGGTTCCCCAATCAGTGTTATTAGTAAAGTAAATACCAGGTTCGCCAGCATTACTGTCCTTCATTAGTTTCCACACACCATCAAAGTCTTCCTTTGTAATCCTATTACGAGAGAGTACTACTGAGTTATTAGCTCTACCTCTCTGTGGGTTTAATTCCCACCAATTACCTGACTTACAGGTCATCATATCTCTATCATCGAATGAGAACAATGAGATCATTGCTGCCCTTCGTATACCACCTGCTAATACAGCATCAGCTATATGACACATGATATCATGACATTCAATAGATGTTAACTTACTACCATTTTCCTTCTTCTCTAAGATTAAGTTAATTAAGAATAGAGCTTTCTTTAAAGGTTCTGGCCCTGGTGCTTTACCACCAGCTGTAACTAAACGCGCTCCTTTAGGACGTATATCTGAGAAATCAAATTCAGGTAGGCTTTTATGGTCTAAATAAGCCTTCATTAAGGCTTTAACGGCATCAGCCCATCCTTCTATACTATCTCCTACTAGATAACGTCTTTTCTTTGTAGGACGCGTTATTTCAGGTAATTCGTTGATGTGGGCTTTCTGTACAGAATAACCCACACCAGTACCACCAAGTAGCAAAAACATAGCTTCACTAAACGCATAGATCGAATCTACGGGCATGTAAGCACAGTTATAGATACGACTAGGATTCCTATCAATTGCAGGCCCTGCAAACTGCAAGGCCCTCATTGATGGTAATACTTTTTTCTCACGAACAAGCTTCATATTAGTTATGATGTCAGCTGATAGAGCAGGATACTTCTCTACCATCATATTTTCATACCTATTACAAATCTCATCCCATGTTTCTCGTCTCTTTAGTCTGTCTATGTATTTTGCATACTTGTTAAATATATTCAAATCTGATAAAAGACTTATTCCTATCTCCTTCTCTTTATAATTTTTCAACACTATCTATGTCTTTTAATTGATTTTTATCAAAGACTTCTTCGTCAAGATTTATAATAGAGGCGTACTCTGCACTAGGAGATATAGTAACACTTGAAACGAAGTTTCCTTGTGGGTCATAAGAAAGTAGTTTCTCCAAATACTCTCTTCTTTGTTCGGTCTTGTATAGTACACCGTAAATAGGTGAGTTAACATCTAGTTTCTTACAGTGGTACTTAACAATGGCTCTTTTTAATGATTCACTAAATTGGGAGTATCTCCCGTTCATAAAGTGATCATAATCTTTTTTATATGAATCTGGTACTTCAAAGATATACATAACATACCCTTCTTTAGGGACATATTGACCTCTATACCATTCATTCTTGGTAAAGGTGTTTTCTATGTCATCAGAAAGAGGATCTCTAATGTCCTCAAATAATATGAGGATCTTATTTTGTAACTCTGAATCACTAGCATCTCCAATATACACTCCTGAACAGTAGTTCAGTATTGGATCGGGGGAATTGCGGATAGTGAGTCCTAAAAAGGGCAAGATAAAAAGAAATGATTTATTACAATCTTCTTTAACTGTCCTTTTATTCATATAAACTAATATTAAAATAAAATACTTTCGTCATCTGGGATTTCATTTGAAAGTTTAATTGGTGTATTAAACTCGAATGCAACATCCAGCGGCTTTTCTAGTATTTTTAATGATGTGTAATTAGAATAGAATGACTTGATACCTTCATGAGCTCCTAGTGATGCTAGGTAGAGATCAAACACTAACGTTGGGTAACGATGGTGATCATGATGTTCTGCAAAGAACTTATCTGCAAATGCAGGGCCTCTACCAGGTAATCCTAGAATATTATCTGCTCTATCTCCTATAATCATACTCTTCCAAAAGTATTCCTCTTCCTGTTGTTTACTAATATTAAATTCAATGTCTTTTACAGGATTATAATTATAACCTCTTAGGTTTAATAAATCCTTATCAGGAGAGACAATTACTGATGGTTCTTTAATATGATTTCTATAAATTACTACAAGATCATCTGCTTCGTAAGGAGAAACAATAATTATTCCCCACTTACCAATTAGATATTCTTTTAGCTCATAGAAGAAGCGTGGTTTTTCAAGCTTTAATCTATTCTCTTTGTACGTAGTATTAGCTTGTTTCCTAAAGAGCGGGGGAGCACTAAAGAAAGCTAAATACTCTGTAGCTTTAACTCGGTGAAAAATTTTCTCTAAAAAGCTGTCTGCTGAGTTACAAACAGAGTCAAAGGTTATTTCAGGCGCATCTTTGCGCTGGTGTGTACAATAGTACAATAAAAAATCTGCATCTATTAATGCTATCATGGTTTATAAAGATCGCTCAGCTACTGTTTCTTTTGCTTCTATTAGGTCTTCTACGAGAGCTTCTAACCTTTTCATTTCTCGGAAGACATTTAGTTTAGCATTGTGCATACTCCATTCACCTTCTTCATAAGTAACAAGTAAATGGTTATTTAAGTGTTCAGTGAGAGCTTCTTCTATTTCCCATCGAAGATTGTTGATGTAGCCTTTTTCTACAGCTGTCATAAGATCATTGATATTAGAACAGTGTTTAAAGGCATTGAAAAATTCTTTACGAATCGTTGGGTCTTGCAGCATTCTTTTCCATTATTTTTGCAATAGCATTGTTAACTTGCTCATGAGTTTTTGGGAGGTACAAATCAATGTCTTTCCCCTCACTAAAGAGCTTGAACTTGAAAAGTTTCCAACGTAAATTGAAAACGTCAGTAGCATAACCTTTGGTTTCTATGATCCATCCGTCACCTACAAAATCGGGCTTATAGGAGGCTCCCCGAATTTTTTCATCTTTGTAGACGAATGATGGTAATAGGTCAAACTTATGCTTTTCGTACTCGAAAGGAATATTAGCTTCTCGTAATGCTCTGTAAGCATATACTTCGAGTTTAGAACGAAATTTAATACCATCCACTTCTAGTGAAACAGCATTCTTTATCTTCTTATTAGCTCCTTTCTTTTTTCTAATTTTTAAGGCCACTCTTCTATTCTTTTTGGTGTCATCTCTAATCTTTGGTTTCCGTCTCAGTGGTCTAGTCATCGTCAGAACTTATACTAATTACTTCTTGGGATTCGTGTAAACATTTAATACATGTTTTAGTATAAATTATTTCTGCAAAATCGTAACTACCATTGTAATTATCTGATAATTCAAAGGTTTCTCCACTATACTGATGTTTACAGTTACGTTGGGTTTCAAGTAGTTCTTCTTTGATATCTCTGATTCTATTAGAAATAACTACTTTTTGCCCTAATAATTCTTCATGTTCATCTATTAAGTCTTGATAATTATGTTGTTTAGTATCTACTTCAGACTCCTCAATTGAATTAATTATTAAGATAGGATCATTATAGTTTATGCTCTTGAAGCTCTTATAACCATCTTCTTTACATCTGTACGTTGCTCTATAGTACATTCCTAATAAACGATCTCCTTCAAAGTTAGTTACAGGAAAAATTTCTGTAAACCAATATAGAGTATCATCAATTCTAAGATATTTAGGATATTCCTTACCAAATCCTTCTACTTCCTTATCTAAAATAATTTCAGAATACGAATGTATAAGTTCTGTAAGACCTCCGAAATGTGATTTAGTAGGTGTTCCTATAACTCTATTGTTTGGGAGAATCTCCTTAACAATGTATTTATTTGGTAAAGCATATCTATTGGTTCCTACCAAATAAATATCTCCTACTTTTATCTCCCTTGTAGTAACTTCGCTTTTAGCCTCTTCCATATCTCTTTCTCCTCAATATGATGTAATGCAATGTAGTGCATTAGTACTGAGCCTGTAACTGCTCCTATTAAATAGGATAGTTGAAAGCCAGGACTTTCTAGGTTTAAGACTACTTGACGGATAACAAGTAACCATATACCATTAGATAGAACAGATGCGCACATGTGATACCACATATTGTTACCTGTTCGTGCTCTACTAACTAAAGTAAAGCTAGCGTTTTGTAAAAAAACTAACAAAAATATTTTTAAATAAATCATCCTAATTAAGGGGTTCTTTCAGCTGGAGAATCATCCTCCGCTTCTAAGTCTTCTATATGTACAAAGAAGGGATTACTTAAATCTTCTTTCTTACTAACCTCTACTTGATTGTACTTAGGTAAGTATTGTACTACATATAAGACAGGGTACTCATGAAAAGTCTCTTTGTGAGACCCTCTTTTAAATCTGGTTTCTGTTCCTCTAAGCATAGTAAAAAGGGGGTATTGCTACCCCCGTATTAATTTTTATAGGACTCCGCCTGTTGTTGTAAATCCTGCTCCGAATTCAGAGAAGAAACTGTTCTTCTTACCAATCAAGTAACCCACTGTTGTGTGAGAGAATTGATAGGTTTTAGGGAAGAGATGTTGTCTTTCTGCATACCAAAGCACTAACGCTGCTGTACTAACAATAGAAGCTAATGCTATGCTGCCTTTTCGAGGAGAGTCTACTAGACTGTATTTGCTTTTATTAGCCTTTAAGTATAGTCTACCTCCAACAGTTTCTGTAGCCTCATCCATAACGAATTTGAAGATGTCCTTCATTTTGCCTTTAGATATCGGTAAGTCCGTATCTGTATCATATAAAGGTCTGTCGTTATCTACTCTTATATTCCAGAGTATCTCGTTAATTTTTGAGTATTCCTTTAGGAAAGGACCATCTACTGCTTTAGGGACGAATGTACAATTCTTTACTAAATCTTTTATTTCCTCAAAACATGATAGTATGTTACTAGTGTCTTCTACGCTATTGCAAATAGCTGCGCCAGCAAATGGGTCATAAGAGTTTAGGAAGATTTTTTCTCCTTTTCTGAAGTTAGCAATGTCATTATTACATGTTCCTACCAACATGTCATAATTAAAAATATTAGGGACAAGAGCAGTGTTGCTATAAATAACAGGCCAAGAATGGAACATCCCACTATGAACAAAGCTCTCATCAAGTTTAAAAGGGTGGATCCCCCTCTGGATACTCGAACGCGACTGGCCAATTCGCGCTCCCTGAGAGGGGAAACAGCCTGCCCCACAACTGTGGTCGTATTCGTCTTCAAATCCGTCTCTGGAGTCAACGTCGTCGATTCTCCCTTGTCTCCCTCCGTAAGCATAAGCACGCCCTTGAAAGTTGTCTCGTCTTTCAACGCCTCCTACGTTCCTTACATAAGTTTTGTAGCCATTGTTGGAAAACTTACAGTCTTTATCAGTAATGAATTCACCTAATACTTTGGTTTTCTCATCCCCGGGAAACATAACTACTACTTTACTCCAGCCCCAGATATCCTTAACGCTCTCAGAGAAAGCTTCTTGGTCTAACTTTAATAGAGCTAATGCAGCAGAATCTCCTAAAATTTGATGTGCAAATTCGAAAGTATCGCTGTATTTAGTATTTCCTAATTTAGGAAACACTCCATTATGAGCTAATACTGGCTTTTCTACATATCCTTTTAAGATACCTACTTCTTCAATGTCGTTACTACATACAAATGGATGAGTCATTTCTGGACGAGTTCCTCCTGATGTGGCGATACGAGCGTGAAATACTAATTCGTCATCTTTCGTTAACGCATGAGATTCGATCTCTTTTATAAGGTCATTCACCCGATTTGATTCGAATCCTTTATGTAAGTAAAGCTTACCCTTCTTCTTAAAAGCAAATCCTAGACCCATACTATTAGATGCTGCTCCTTGTCTGATACTTTCCTTTACAAATTCTGTGTCCTTATCAACACCAGGTGGGAAATATTCAACTATGCACATAGTTCTTTTAAAGATAATTGTGATATATTTTCATTGAAGGAGTCTTTCGAATACTCTTCTCCTTCCGCTGAATTACTTGTGAATAAAGCTTTTCTGTTATTAATGTAATTAATTAAACTAGAAGCTTTGTTGTTGGTTACTAAATTGATTATCTCCTCAATTGTTAAAGATTTACTAACACGAATTAAATCGTAGTTCTCTTCAGCAAATTTGACTAGAGCCATACAAATCAGTACCCAGTTCTTAATCTTCTCATAGTTCAAACTAGCACTATGAGGGCGGAATTCTATGGTATAACTCTGAATACCCTTATCATCGAATAACAATGGTACAAAGTTAATCCACTCATAACGAGGTGTGGAATGGTTATAACCACACTTCTTACCCATAGGGTGTTGAGTACGCTTATTTAATGAACCTGTTTTAACTGGACGTGCGGCATCCACACAACCAATGTAATTTACAAGCTTATCAAATTCTTTGTCTAATAATACGTTACTTCCTAATTTAGTTAGATCTGGTAACTGAATACCAATATCTTTCATAGGACGACAGTACTCATTAGAGCGTCTAGAAACTGGTAACATTTTAAGTAAGTCAGTTTGTACTAATAATCCTAACTTATGGATTGCTAATGCAAATTGTTTATTTACTTTAAAACCGCCAATATGTACGTGAATACCACAAGTACGGTCAATGGAAGATCGAGGGGATAGGAAATTTACTAGCTTTTGAAGCTGTAGCATACCCGCATCACCCTTTAGGATACCAGTAACATACTCAGGACCACCCTGTGTACGACTTCCTCCAATACTACCATCTCTTACACACGCAGCATTAAATGCTTTTGTAATATTAGGAGCTAAGTAGCTTGTTACACATTCAATTTCTACACCAAAAGAGTATCTCATCTGGTGGGTAGTGGAGAATGTTGGTGAATTTAACCCATAGAAGAAATCTAAGGATAAGTCACCTGTGCTTTCAAATTTACAATTATTAAACTTATAATAATCTTGGTATTCATAATTTGCAGCATCTTCTTCCATTGCATAAATACCTCTTAGAGGTACTTCTACTACTAGATCTGCTACGCTTAATAAAGCATCTAAACTTACTTTATAGCTAGATCCTTTATAAAACATGATAGGTAATAATGGATAGATCAATGGGTGAACTTCAACAGTTTGCTGAAAAGATAAGTTATTACTTCCTTTCAAATGAGTTATTTTAGTAACTACATTTCCTACCTGTCCACCATTCTTGAATCGTGTACCAGTAATAGCACACTTAATCAAGTCTTTTCCTTTAGCCCATCCACCATATACAAACTCGTAGCCCTCTTCCTTTAAATCCTTTATTTTCTTTTCACTCAATCCAGGATTAGGAGTAGCATCAAGTTCTGCTATTTTAACTAGTTCTAGTTTTATTAAGTTCTCTACAATTTCAAGAGGCTCACTTTCAGTTTTACTGAATTTTATAACAGAATTTAAAACTGTCTTTCTTTGAGGCTTAACGTTTTTCGCTTCCTCTAATCCAGGTCTTCTTCTTTGAGTTGCCATTTACTAAATTTAAACGGTTTCTGATTCGGTGATATCGTCTTCCATAGCAATAAGAATGTTTTTACACTCTTCTGCTTCTTTATTAAATTCATTAATCTCAGCAACTAATTCTGTTTCTTCTGGAAACTTTATAGCTATCTTAGTAAAGACAGATTGTGCTTTAACGATTAAACTGTGAATTTTTGCTGGTTGACTTTCAATTTCAAATGCCATATCTATAGGTCTTTCTGATGGATCAATATCCAGGTTTGTAAAATTATCAAGTGGTGTACCAGAGATAAATTTATTTGTCAAGTTCTTTACTCGTTGAATCAATTGATCCTTAGTAAAGGTACTAACTGGTAATTCGTTGTGTTGTAGCTTAATACCTTGCTCACGAGCAATTCTTAAGACTTCATGAGTCTCAAACAATGGTAATACATCAGAAACTTGAACAGTTTCAGTTCTACCACTTTTTAAGTGTCTAACCTTAATTGTTTCTTGCGCAAAGGTTTTCATAGGTCCTTCTATCTTCAATAGATCTCCCTTAGAAGCTACTGTACGCTTTTGTTTCTTCTTGCTACCAGCTGTAAGGTTGTAGTTAGCTACTACGAAGCTACCTTTAATGAACAAAGATTTTACAGAAGCTAAGTTGACGTTAGTCTTACTTGTCTGTTCATATATTTTATCATTAAAGTTTTCAACACTATAAAGTTGAAGTTGGTCTTCAACTGTTGTGTGTTTAATACGATAATAACCAGGCTTTATGTTCTGAAAGCTAGAATAGGGAATAGCATTTCCACCATTCACATATAAGATAAGCCCAGCCAAACATGCAGAGGGAACATTAGCAATATACTTTACATCCAAGATGTTCTCAGTAGCCTTATGATAGCGAATTCTCCATTTCTTCTCTAATTTACCATCACGAATTCGGTAAATGTAACCAGGAAGAGCATGTTCAATTTCTGTACAATTAACCCATTCCAAAGGATCTGCAATAGAAGAAATATAAAGACCTTCTGGACGCTTACCAAATACCAATGGTCTTTCATCATTTCTGAAAGCATATAAGACATCAGGATCAGTTGTATCTTGGAATAGAACTGCTGCTGGGCCTTTTAAATCTGATAATACTGTGGCTTTCTTATCTTTACCTAAACGGTAGAAGATAGCCTGACTATCAACTTTAAAATCAAGTGGATTTCCACCAACTTGTTTTATAAGGTCATCATTGTTTGTTAGAGTCCCATTATGAACTCCTACAATGTTTTCATATTGAAATGGGTGAGCATTTTCATCAGAGTTAACACCCTTAGTCTTAGCTCTAACATGACCTATGAAAATACTAGAAGGAACAATTTTATCCTCGTTTTTATAGAGGAAATCATATGCTTCCCCTGTAGACTTTAATATACCCAATTCTGGAGTAAATACCCCACATGCGTCTGTACCTCTTTGTTTAGAGTTTACATACATTAATATCTTAATTGTGTTAAGATCAAATTGAGCATTATTAGTGCCTACAAATCCTACTATTCCACACATAGTTTTAATTATTTGTTGTTAATACTGGTAATTTGATGTCTAGAACAGACATGATTTTCGTTGCTTGTTCTACCTTATTTTCATTAATGACTGATTGAATGAAAGCAGGTGCTGCAAATTCTGGTCCCATGTCTTTGAATAGGACACGATATGGTAAGTCCTCAGGTCTAACACCAACCATTCTTGTATAGATTAGCTCAAATACAAAGTGGATTAGTTCAGGAGTAGTTAACCAGAAATTTGATGGTGTACGATACTCAATACCATAAGGCTTATAACGGAAAGCTCCTGCTTTACCATATAATTCCTTACGACGTTGATCTGGATCTAAAGCAACTAGAGCGATTCCTAAGATAGGCTCTACATGCGTCTTTAAGAAGTAGATTGCATCTTGTTGATTAATCAAGTTGATAGAACCAAAGTGGATATGACCTCCACAGCTTCTTAAATTAGGATTGGCAGCAGCAGGTTTAGGATTAGGACTACCAGTATCTACATTATAGATACAATAATCTTGATCACAACCAAATTCAAGGGCTTCTGGTGTTAATAGCTGGTCACCATCAAAGATGTGACTACTCTTTAACAACACTCTATGTCCTTGAGGTAATATTTTGTTAGTGTAGTCAACACAATACTTAAGATTTTTAGTAAAATCAACAGGATCGTTGCTTGGTGGTAAACACCATTCTACATTAACATTATCAGCTTGGATATAACATCCATTACCAATACTTACTGGTTCTTCTTTAGTTCCCGGAATTAATCCTACAGCACTGATCATCTTACCAGATTCTTGATGAATAATCATCGCCTCTGGATCAGATCCAATTAATAAATTATTGATTTGCATTATGTTTTGCCTTTAAAACTTTCATCAACTCTTCTTTATAAAGAGTTTCGGTAAGTTCTCCAAACGCTGGAGCAGAATTGATTTCAAGAATGATGAAATCTACGGTTTGACGGCGGTTTCCGCCCTTAGTATTAGATTGTACTTTTACGTCCACAGCACCAATATCTAATCCTACTGCATTAAGAGCTGCTACAGATTGCTCTACAATAGCATCCCAACATAGAGGACGATCGAAGTCTGGGTTCTCTTCTAAGATCCACACACAATTGCTATCATTACGATACCAACGTTCTGCTTCAGGAGTGTCACGCTTTAACATCTTACGACATGTATAGAACACGCCTTCAGCTGTTACGTGTAAGCGGTATTCACGTACGTAGTTGTAGTACTTCTCAAACACGAAATTATTGATCGTATTAGCTAAAATAAAGCGATTTAACGCATCCATTGAGCTAATAAAGGTATTACCCTCACCACGACTTCCAAAGAAGGATTTAGCCACGATTTGACCATGTTCGTTAAAGAAACGACGAAGCTCTTCAGCATTAGCTGTACGAGTCCAAATTGCTGTTTTTACATCATTCTCAGCAAATGCTTGTTTCATTAATAACTTATTGGCCGACTTAGTAACAGCTTCCACAGTATTAACTTCAACACGACGACCTCCTTTAGATACCACATCCGGGAGAACGGTAGTAGAACCAAAGCGAATAACTGAAGGGAAAGGAAGGCGAGGTAAAGCATTACGCAAACAGCTATGGCTGGGATGTCTACTACGAATTTGCGGACGAAATTGAGTATAATTTTTACCACTAGTTGAAGTGGGAAAATTGGGCTTAGCAGCAACTGGTGCTTTAGCAGCTTCCTTTTTAGCTACTACTGGTGCAACTTCTTTAGCTACTGGTTTGATTCGACGAGTAATTACCTTTGTCATTAGATTACTTTTAAGTTATGCGAGTAAACTGTACTGATTTTGCTAGGAGTTTCTAGTGATTGTACAGTGAAATAGTGTCTTTGTGGTGTTTTTGAGTTTTTCTCAAACTTGAGGATTTTAACCCTCTCATCCATATTGAATATGGTCTGTTTATTACGAACAATTTTACAGGTTATACCCTCAACTTTATTCCTGTTTTTAGGAATATTAAAGCCTTTTAAAGAAGGTTTAAACAGCTCACAATTGGTCGATAGGAAACTTATAGGAAGACCAGCATACTCAGTTAAGAATAGTGTCCGTCCTTCTTTTTCGTTTCTTTGAACAAGGATGCCTTTTAATTTGCAAATAGATTTTTCTTCTAATATCTTAGCTTTAATGCCTGTTAGAACCTCATTTGTTTGCTCATCTTTCAAGGAGTTCACTTTGAATTCTAAGTTAAAGCAATTAGAAGAACTATTAATGAGCTTAACAGATGAACTTTCTGTTACTCTAGATTTAGATAAGTTGTCTAAATCATTAATTAAAAGATCTTCATAAGAAAAGATATACCATTTTGGCTTGTTATCTTTACTTTTCTTACCGTTCTTACTAAGTCCTAGTAAAGGAGATCTTTTACAGAAAATCTTAACATTACCTTTGTCATCTAGGACAGGTAACCCTACAATATTTCTCTGATCTTTTTTATTTGCTCCTGTAACTACCACATTAACAGGATTTTTAGTCACGGCTCCAACTATATGTTCTTTTTGAATCATACTTTTTAGATTTTGTTGTGGAGAAGAATCGTCTTGGTTTTCTTGGTTACGTAATGTAAATGAATTAGATAGAGGTACTCCTGGTACTTCAACACTAAAGAAAGTTGAGTTTAAAGCATCTTGATAGTAAGTAATTATTACAGCTATATAATAGGGAAATTTAAAATAATATTCTCTAAAATCCTTATTAGCATGGCTATTAACACAAGGAGTAGGTCTTCCTCTAGTAACTATTAAATGCTCTATAACTTTCCGTTTTGCTCTAAATACATTTTGCCCTAAATGTAAATAGGCGTATTTTTTTGTTTGATATACTTCTATAAAACCATTCCTAAAACTACGATTATTTCTAAGGTAAGCAGTAATAATATCCTTATCAAATCCATTAGGACCAAATTTCTCCATGAAGAGTCTTAGAAACGTTTCATTCAGCGTGTACCTTTCATACCACCCTTCTTTTTTCAAACTCCTCAATATTCTGGAGGAAAGTTTTGTATTTAATAACAGCATTATGCATACCAAATTCCTTAACGTAGTCAGAAATATCTTTACACGGCGTAGTGAGAAGAACTTTTTCATGTAATCTATTGGAATTATCCCTAATTAGTTCTTTTGCGTTACGAATTCCTGTGATGTCGTTATCATAGTTAACTATAATATCATCAAACCACATGTTCATATCGTATAATAGTGATGGTGAGGGAAATATAGGAGTTTCACTCTGTGGAGCAAAGCTAATAATACCCATTTCATACCAAACCATTATGTCTTTTAATGATTTAGTAAGTAAACAAGTTTTAAAACCTTTATGAAAGTCTTCATTTAAAGCCTTCCACATATGGTTTGCCTTATACTTCATATCAAGTAATTTGTAGTTATGCAGTGTCTTATCCTTAAGTCTAAGGATATCATACATTTCTAAGTATTTCTTGAGCTGAAGATGTCCTTGAATAACATTCTTACCCACATTAGAGATCCACCTTCTTTCTCCTGAATGTTCTGGACGATATATTTTGAAACCAACATGTTCCAGTATACCCTTACGTTCATACACATCTGGATCGAAGAATTCATACGAGAATACTAATTCTGTAGGGAAAGTATGGGTGCAGAAATCTTCTTGTGGTCCATGTTGTATATGATACCCATGGATCTGTTGTACATTAAAGAATCTTAATGTTGACGGTTTAATACCATATTGTGCCCAATATCTATAACCCTCAACTGTAAAATTCTTCGGTATTATTTTAATAACTTTCCTAAACTTAGTTTTAGGATCAACAGTTACTACCATTGGTTTTTCTTTTCTAAAGGGTGTTTGTGAAGTGTTTAGTTTACCTAATCCTAAATTAAAATCCTCATTAATTAGGCTTAAACCTTCTCTGTAACTATCTACTTTTCCCATCTTAATAAGAAAATGATAGATATTAAAGGTTTGTGCGCTTCTATGATCTTGTAATAAGATGTCGTTAGTTGAGGAAGATCTGAATAAAGAGGCTGAAGGATTATCATCCTTATCCCAAGGAATTTTTATTCTTTTTCCTACTTGACAATGACCTAAGTAATAGGTCCATAGCTCCTCTTGTGTAACTCTTCTATCCACCTCATACGCGTTAATTCTAGTATCTAGATTTTCTAATCCGAATAGTGCCATAGATAAAAAGGGGGCCGAAGCCCCCATTTTGTTTTTTATTAGAATGGTAAGTCATCTGTACCTTCAGATACTTCTGGTACAGGAAGCTTTTTGTAATCAGCTTCTTTAGACTCATCATAGGTTAATGTACACTTCTCGCCTTGCTCAGCGAAAGGTACAAATCCGATTTGAACTCTATCCTTGATTTCTTGGTTAGCGTTCATGTACTGCTCAGCAGCTAATTTAAACCAGTCAATAGTTTTTCCTTTCATAAGGCGGTTTAATTCCACACAAAAGTCTTCTAATGTCTTAGATTGTTTATCAGCAGCTACAACAGCTTCTTTAGGTACAACTTTACCAGCTAAGTGTAATAGCTTTGTGAGTGAGCCAGTTTTAGCCTTATCACTCATATAAAGTTTAAAATCTCGTCCGCCTTCTTCCTCAGTGGAATTAGACTTAAAGAGGGTGATAGAAATGTAAGGGGAACGACCTTCACCAGGCGTTACTCCTAAAATTGTACCGATTGTTACGTTCTGGTTAATACCTTTACTTAGGTATTTCGAGTTAGAGCCATTTCCAGATGACTCTTTAATGTTTTCAATATCAAACATGTTTAATCTTAATTAAGTTGAAAAAGGGGTATTTAAAAAGTGATGATTTACTTAATTATAAGTTAGGATTTGTTACGCTTTACGTGTACTGTAACTTGTTTTACCGTCCCTGAAATAGTTTTTGCAGGCACAGGTGTTTTAACACGCTTCATAGCCGTATAAATCTTCTCTACAGAAGAATAGTTAGGATATGAACTCATACGACGTAAATAGCTTTCTAAAGAGGTATTACGTAATGAAACTCCCATTTTACGTAACATAGACGCATACACTTCAGTAGTAGAAGCATTCGGGTTAGTGTTTAGAACATCACGAATCATTGCACTGATTTGCCCGTGACGGAGGGGTTGAATCGAAGGTTGACTAGTTCGTGTCGTTTTACGCATAGTTGTCTTAGTTGTAAAAAATGTATCTTTTGGTGTCTTAGTGGTATTTTTCATTAGTCGATAAAAATTTGATTCCAATGTGTACTGGTAATTTCTCCTGCATCATTACTTTCAGCGATAAGAATTTTCTTACCTTTCAAGTGAGCAGGACGTGCGCCGCAAGCAATAGTATCAGAGCTTGCAAAATTTAAATAGGTGTTGTTACCTTCTCTAAACATATAAGCGATAGCATCAGCATCCTGACAAGCTATACGTTTGATCTTTCCAGTCAAATCTATATCTTGTGAGTTTACTTCCTTACCGCTAACTTCTGTAATCTTATCTAGAACGTGTCCGACTAGTATCACATTAGGAGCAAATGTCTCAATGTAAGTAATAATCTTCTCATACGCTAGTCTTAGCCAGTAATAACCAGCACCATTTGGTAAGGTCAATACGCTCTCCCCCGAAAACGATTTTCCTAGTGGTGTTTGTTTATACAGTTTTAGTGCTAATCCTAAACATAAATCTTCTAGTTTAGTTACAGTATCTACTGCAATGTATTTGTACGGGTAGCCTTTCTCTTTAATAGCTTCTCCTATAGCTCGTAGTTGGTCTAACGATTCTACTTGAATCGCCATGCTATCTACGAACTCTGTACCCTTTTCAAAATCAAGGATTAAACAATTCTCTAGATGAGATAAAATGGTTGTTTTACCAACCTTAGGTTTGCTGTAAACCAACAGGACCCTCGGCGACTTCCGGGTTGCCTTGGTCTTCTCCGTTGGCAGCAGTATCGTGTTGCTCATGCTCTACTTCTTCTTCTCCACTGGTATCAGCTTCATACTCTTCTGCTACCTTTCTAAACTGCTCGCGTAGTTCCATGTTAAATTCCTTCATGGTACTGAAGGTCTTCCCGCTATTGAGTACCTCAAAACGGGTTAAATGTGCTAATGCCTGTTCAATGTTTTCTAACTTTCCTTTCTTAAGGATAGTATTCATAATTGTAGGCTCTTCGTCTGGTTTTTTCATCAGACGTACTTCGATACATTCTTCTTTTACAAGAATGCAATGCTTACCGTAAGACGGTTGCTTAATGAATCTCATTAGCTTTTTTGGTTTTATTGTAGAAGTGTAAATAGAACATAGCATTACACATGACATGACCCATGTGATGCTTTTTAGACTCTTCATCATACTCCTGACTGTTCATTATAGCAGTTAAATGCCGCATTGTACTGTCAAGAATTTCATCTGGGTCTAACCCACGTTTCCAATTGTTAGGCGCATATTTCTTAGCACCAAACATTAACACTTCTACCATTGGTTCAAGTGACTTCCAATCTACTAGATGCCACTGTAGTTTACCTTCATTATATCTGTCTGCTCTATCTTTTTCCATTACCTAGCTTTATTTGTGAAATATTCGTATTGGCTAGCGGCCATTTCGTTAGCTCTTGGTAATTCTTGAAAATAGTTGACAGCACCATCAAAATATAATCCCACATGAATATTAGAAGCTCCATTTCTGTTCTTAAGAATAGAAAGACTTCTGAAGTTATCATTTAACGCTTTGATATTGTAACCGCGATACGAAGGCAGCTCAAATCTATTAGGCGCAAATAACCCTAACACTACATTGGCTTTTCTTTGAGTTAATTTACTTTCACCTAGCCCTGCTAATGAAGGCTCAAGCTTAGTGGTAATGGATAGTCCTTGATAGAACTCCTGGTCTTCTTTCGAAGCAGCCTGCTGTTGTACATCGACAAAAGTGTATCCATACTTATTCCTGTTTATCCTATTGAAATCACTATGCTGCTCTATGGTAGCCTTAATGTCCAACGTTCTTCCTGTAGCAGGATCTCTACTAAGAGATAACTCAGCCAAGTGATCCGTAATAAATATTGTGTACTTATTAGGATTGTTAGGCTCGTAATGTGAGAAGTATTCTTTCCCATCTTTTCCTTGGTGCATAACTTCTTTTCCATTTCTTAATGCATAGTTAGTCACGATCTTATTGATCTCTAATGGACTTAACTGATCATCAATGATTGTTACTACACTCTCTAGATGGTCAAAATACTGTTTCGTTTTGTATAATGCTTGATATGTTTCTTCAGGTAAACTATTTTTAGTTTTACTAAGAATTTGTTTTACGTCTGTTTTAATTCCGTATCGACTGTATAAGTGTTTACTCATTCCTTGAATAACCTTACTTTCTGCATCCATTTCTAAGGAAAAATAAAAGATTTTTAAATCTATTTTACCTTCCTTAAAGGAGCGTAAGTAAAAGTTATAAGGTGCATAGAGAAACATGTTATCAGTTATTTGGCTCTTACCAACGCCGCTATTGGCTGTCATGATGTAATACATCTTCTGCTCAATTCCTGGTAAGTACTCCTCAAATCGAGGGAAGCCAAATGGAATACAATTGATCTCGTTTTTTCTATTCTCCTCAATCTTACTCCACGCGCGATCAAATAACATTTATTAGTTTAGGCATTTCGTGAAAAGTCCGCATCAGAATCAGGTTCTTTTCCCATCTCTGTGCAGTAGTTTGCTAAGTTGCTGTTTCCGTCTTTCTCTATAAAATTAACAGCTAATTGTATGCCTCTCCAACCTTTACTTCGCATTTCTTCGATATACTTTTCAGTAGCTCGCAATACTTCTTCGGGTGAGAAATCATACTGATTGAAGAAAGTTATAAACTTCTTCTTTACTCCTTTCTCTGAAGATCTTACATAATAGCCTCCACTCTTAATGCTTTCAGGAAATAATTTAATCCAGTCCTCAACAAAGTCAAGGTCTGTACCTATGTGTTTTTGACACAGCTTAATATTCTCTTCTTCAAACGCAAATATACCAGAGGAGCTAGTAGGGGGTAATAAATACCCTCTACTTACTAATACAGCAATATCAACCTCATCAGGTTTATATACTTGCATAATCTGCTCAATCTTGTTGTTCGCGATAGCCCAAATAATTGTGTATTGATTGGGCGTTACATCGAGTTTATCAAGCTTTGTTGTGTTTATTAGAAAATTCATTAATCCTCCTCTTCGAAATCCATGTTTAAGGCATCATCCTCATCAAGGTCTTCGCCTTCGATAACTACATTATCAAATGTTAAAGGCTCAACTAATTCTTCCATTCTAAGTCTTTCAATCTCTTCAGGTAAAGGCTCACGATCTCGTACAGGGGCATCAGCACCATCTAATCCATCAGCAGGTATTACACCTGCATCAGGATTATCAGCTAATGCATTAAACATCTCAGAGAATTGATTAAGTTGCATAAGATAAGCAGGACTTCCTAAATTAAATGCAGGTTGGAAATGTTGAAAAGGTTGTAAGGCTTCACTTGCTGCAAATACATCATTACTCATTATAGCGATGTGTACATTTTTTTCAGCATGGAAATTCCTAGCAAAAGTTTCTAAATCTTCCCGAGGAGTTACCCTAGTACTTAGTATATCATGATTAACCCCATTTTCACCTAATCTAGGTACAATAATACTATGCATATGGATTGCTAGTTGATCATTAGGAGTTCCTAATAATACAGAAGTATTATCAGTCAATTGTAGATATGTATTACCTGCTTTTAAATATTCCATATTATTATTCTGAACCCTAATTAAAGCTACTATAGGAGCATTATTTTCAAATCTTCGACCTTGAGAATAGTAAAGCTTTGTATGAAATCCTCCTGGACGAAACAGTCTAACATAAGCATCTCTTCGGGCTCTTCCCATAAAACCTGGAGGAGGATCTTGGATTTGGAATCTTATACCGCCTCTTCCAGCTCCTACTGCATTTTCAAGATGATTATCATCTCTACTACACTTAGTACAAGGATAGTATTGTTTTTTAATACCATCCCAGATTTCTTTAGAGTCAAAACAGAAATTACATCTGAAGACTCTTTTCATTTTTATTTGTTTAGCCATTTGGAGGAGGGATTTCTACACCTAAAGGTTGTGGATCTATACCGAGCATCTGAGCAGCAGAACCTACTCCTGCTCTGGTGTACATTCTGTAGCCATACGAAGGCATTTGGTCCCAGTCGTATTTTTTCTCTTCTTTAACTTTTGCCTTCTTAGATGTTCTAGAGGTAAGTTCTGTTATAGAAAATCCTATATCAGCTTTATACTTCATATCTAACTTCTTAAGATAATTGTCTAAATCCTCAATCTTAACAGAGTGAGAACTAGCAGTTTTTCTAATACGAATTAATTCTTTATCAAAACATTCTTTGAAATCTTTTTCTACAAGATCATATAGTAATAGAAAATTGTTTGACTGGAAATAGATCAATCCTATAGATTTTGTTCTAGGCAGGAAGAAAATTTCCGCAGCGAATTCATCAAGTGTGGTGTAATTCTTAACAGTTTCTACGTATTGTTCTTGGTTTTTTTTATCTAATACCATTTTACAACATTTTAATAAATTCTTCAACTATATCTGTTTTACGACGCTTCTTCTTTAAAAGTTCAGTTAACTTCGTTCGAACGTAATTATGAGATATAGCTGAAGCAGGTATTTGTGGTGCAGCAGCAACTGGAGCTGTTGGGTTTCTACAGTTATCATTAACTTTTACTGTATTCTTAATTAGAATATGGTATTGAAATCCTGTATTATAACCAATTGGTACTTCAGTATAAGAGTAAGTAGGGTAAAGTTCCTTTAGGTATGAAATTACTTGTTTGTTTGTACTGTTTATATAAACAGCTCCTTTACAATCTTGTAAACATCTGTTTACTACTTGTTTTAATTCTTCTTTAGTAAGTATTCCTAGAGCTCCTATACCATGAATATATGATAATTTACAGTTAGAACTATCTCCATTTATCCAAACTGTTGCTGGATAAGTTAATTTACCAATTTTAGTAAATTGTAGTGGATTTCCATAGGAAAGTGTTGATTGAGGAATTGTTACTTCCATAATTATTTGACCCATACAGGGGTTATTGTAACATCTACACCCATTTCTACTGTACTAACGTATTTATTACCAGCCTCAATCATAATCTTAGCCATCTCCTCAGAGAATTGGTCAGCTAGATCTTCTCTAACTTCTACATCAATAGCATCATGGACTGTACATATTAAATAAGCCACTGTTTCATTGTATTTTGTATTGTAATCTCTAATGAGGTTTCTAACCCCGACTAAGGCTTCTTTACAAATATCAGCACCACTTCCTTGAATAGGCATGTTCATACCATTCCTTTCTGTTTGTCCTTCTATTTGTAATATATGCCTCCAGTCATCTTTAGAGAGTTTGTCTCGTCCTAAAGCCCGTAGTTCTCTAGCTTCCTTCATATCAGGATACCATCTACGTCTTTTACACGGTGCGAAAGTGACTGAATAAGCATTCTTTTTAGCAAATGCTGCTTGCTCATCCAGCCACTTATTTAATTTGGGGAAAGCTTTACCATACTCCCTAAAAAGCTCTTCAGCTTCTTCAATAGGTATAGATAAGGTATCAGCTAACTTTGGAGGCCCCATCCCATATGGTTTTCCAAAGTTAATAGTTTTCGCCTTATTTCTAAGGTCTTTATCAGCTTTAGTGATAGGTCTTTTAAACATCATAGAACCTGCATAGCAATGCAAATCTTCTCCTCTGTTTAAGACATCTATAAAGCCTTCTTCCTTACTACCATCAGCCATCAATCTAAGCTCTTGTGAGGAATAATCTATGGATACCCACAGAAATCCTGGTCTTGCTTTGAAGCAATTCCTGAACTTGTTATCAGCTGGAATGTTTTGTAAGTTAGGAGCATTCATATCATCATTACCTGATGACACACGTCCTGTATTAAGTACCTGCCAGAAGTCCGTATGAACCCTACCAGTATGTTTATTAATGTAGTCAAGGAAACCATAGCCATAGCGATTAACTATTGTTATAGCTCCTCTATACTCTTGTAATTTATCTATAAAAGGATGTTGACCTAGTAATTTAGTGAGAGTACGATCGTTCGTATCATCAACTTTAAACCCTAATTTGTGTAGAATTGAGAGTACTTGTGTTGGAGATGAGTAGTTATAATGTAACTGTCTTACCTGTTCGTCAAAGAGGCTTAGAACCCCATTGGCTTTAAATTTTTTACCTTTGTCTCCTATTAGTATTGAGTCAAGTTCGAACTCTAAGTTCGTGCATAGTTCGGTATATTTCTCAGCTATTTTAGACCACTCTTCTTTGTCTAAGTACATACCATTCCACTCAATATCAGCTAAAGCCTTTACAGCTTCAAATTCTAGGTTAGCACAATACTCAAGATCGTATAATTTTAAATTAGCTTCTTGTTGTGCTTTAATATCATGTAAATGTTGGATATCTTTTGCAGCATATCTTATCTGCTCATCAGTTAGATAGTTAGAGGAAAGCTTAAAGAAGTCTCCACGAGTCTCCTTAGACATTTCTTCATTACAATATCTCTTTACTAATGCTGCTAATCCATATCCAAATTTAAAATAACCGTTATAGATAACGCACTCAGCTAACATAGTATCATATATCTTCTCGATATAAATACCAGCAGCCTTTAAGAATTTGTAGTCAAACTTAGAGTTATGTAGAAGTAACAGTTTTTCCTCTAATAGAGGTTTAAACAGCTTAACATCTATATGTCTAAGATCTATTACAAATTGTGCAGAAGCATCCCCAAGTTGTAAAGTCAGTAACTTCTTAACGTGGGGATCTCTTCCGCTTGTTTCGGTATCCACCGCAATTGAATCTTTGTTTTTAAAGTATTCTAATACTTGTTCTACTGTAGCAGGTTTCCAAAAAGAATCATTAAAAAAGGGGTTATGTCCTACTACGAATACGTTTTTCAATATGTTTTAATTAAGCTACTTGTAGCTCCCGTACTGCTGCTTTGTGCTCAACATTTTTAGGACGCTCACGGTTTAAGTAAGCTTCCCAGATAGCCTTACGGATCTCTTTCGCGAATGGGCGCATGTGAAGTACACGAGCTAAGGTGATTTTACGACCAACTTCTTTACTGTACTGATCTTTTGCTCCTAATAAGGTTTGAGCACTTACTGTTTCAGTAGGGGCATCTCCTTGAGAGATTTCCATCTTAATAGTAGTACGCTTTTGTTCAGGAACAACCACTTTACCAGTTGTTTTGTCCTTACGGTCGTTGGTATGTGACCAAGTAAAACGGAAACTTGTGTTTCCTGCATTAACTTTTAACATTGTATTGTAGTTTTTTAATTAGACTTAACTGCTGCAACTGCTCTTGTAGAGCCTTGTAATTCTTTGATGTAACTAGCCGTATCAAAGAAGAATCTTTCTAAATCCATTTCATTCTGTAGTAACTTTAGAATAAAATCACGTGACTCCCACACTACTTGAGTCATTGCGTTTCCTGTATTAGGGTTATTAAACTCTAATTCAGTAACGTAAATGTTTAAGTATTGTAAGTACTTAAAATAGAAATCATATTGATTTAAGAAAGACGATATATATACTCCTTGACCACCTGGAAGGTGTGCTGAGTACACTGCTCTATAGATATAGAAAGTAAGTAAATACTTAGCTAATAATTCATGAGAGTAAATTGTATCTTTACTAGGGATTAGATTAGCTTTGATTAAAGCATCCATACTTAATCTAACAGGAACAACACTAATGGTAGGACGACCTAAATCAGATTTTAGATTTCTAACAATAGTATATGAACTACCATCACGGAATCCCATTTGGAATGGTCCTATTGTAGCTTCACCACAACTGATATTCATACCATTTATTGCAAATAATCCTGAAGCTCCTAATGCTGTAAAAGAAAAGGCATCTGCAAAACGATCAAAATTTAATTTATTTAAGAAAGGTTCTACTGGTACATGATCGTTATAAACAGCTAAACTAAAAGAATCTAACCATCTTAAAGCAATAGCTAATTTACTTCTTAGGAGTTCTCTTTCTTTATCTGAATACTGAGTTCTTGGGTGACGAACATTAATGGTGATTGTTGAAGTATCTAATTCTTGAGTACTCATTATATTACACGTGCTTTCTTCGGTGATGTGTGGTGATTAATAATCAGATATTTTACTTCCCAAGAAGATAATGCTGAATATAATTCACCTTTTGGTATACCTTCTCTATTATTAAAATAGAGAGTTGCATGTTCTCTTTTAAAACCATACCATCTGTTTTCGTAAGGATTTAAATGGAACAAGTAATCATTTAAAAATTCATTGGTTACCATTATTTTAAGTTTGGTAATAATAAATTAACAGCAATTAGGTATCCTGCTAATGCTGATAATACTATGTAGTGAATTAAGTTTCTACTTAAGAAACTATCAAATTTGTTTGTATCGTTTGTGGTCATCGTACTTTTTGTACTTTCCTAATTTATATTTTATGCGGTCTAAGATAAGACCTTGGTTGAAATACGGTTTTAAAGTTTCTAAGCGGATAATTACATCACCAATTTCTTCGATAATTGCTTGATCGCTAACCTTAGTAGGTTTTAATAGCTTTTGGTTTAATACCAAAGCTAACTCTTGAAGCTCTTCTGAGGTTTTATGGAAGTTATAAACTTTACCGTTTTGCTTACGAATTTTCTCGATAAGCTGTCTTTGTTCTTTGGTTAATATAGCCATAAGGAGTTAAATAAGGGGCTTGAAAGAGTAAAAAGCACTCAAGCCCCTGGGTTACTAAATCGAAGTTTCTGCTCTAGTTGCTTCTTGGTTTTGTAGACCATCAACTAGGTTATCTGTATCTTTCATAGCATCTTCTAAGGAAGAGGATAATAAGATATCTTTTGTTGTACCCTTCAAATTAGAAGTAGCACTAACTCCCAAAGCAGTACGGTACTTTAATTCAAGCATCAATGGGAAATACCAGTAAGTATGAGCCTTACCTTTATAATTGTTCTTTACTAACTTGAGAGCTTTCTTGAGCTCTTCTAATGTAAGATCAGCTACTGCTTTTGGATTTGTTTTACCCCAGCGTTTGCTACGGCGTTCAAATTCAAATACAGCATTAATAGCGGTTTGTGAGTGTTCTTTCACATTAAATGTTGATGTGGTTTCCATACGTGATTAGGCTTCTTTTAATTCGTGGATTTGTTGTTTGGTTAGTTCAATTTCTACTTTTAAAGCATCAATCTGTTCTTGACACTTGTTAGAGCGTAGATATCTCTTTTCTTCAGGATGGTACTTATCGTACAAGTCCTGTTCTGTTTTGTTAGAAGAACGGAAGGAATCTATTTTTTCAACTCCTTGGTTGTAAAACTGTTTCCATGAAAACAAGTTATTCAACTGTTTTGTTTGATCTGCGTACTTTTTGTAAAGTTTAAACAGGTTTTGACGTTTCTTTTGGTAGCTCATTTCTCTCTGTTGTTGAAAATTCTATTACTTTCGCTGGTGTTTTTACTTCTGGTGCTTTGAACTTAGTGGACTTAAATTTGTAGGGTTTACTACTTAGTCCCATAGAGTAGATATCAGTTATCTCCCTATCCAAAGCTTCTTTCTCATCTTCATCAATTAAGAATGAGCCCATAGCCATCAAAATGATTATGATACAAAATACGACATTGATACCGTCTACAAGATTTTCAGGTAAGTATTTATACCCCATGTTTGTAGCCCCAATCATTGCTAAAATGGCTAAGACTAGTCTTATAATGCCATTTACGATCTTCATCACGATAATTTATTAGATGAATGTACTCCTAGGACTAAAGGATTACGTTTAAAGTCCTTTTTAGCCTGTTTAAGAGCGATTCTCTCATCTGTGGTCTTAGTGGTCATCACGCACACAGAACGCCCCTTAGGGAGTATAACACGATTTGCAGCTAATGTACCTTCTTGTACAATAACTCTACCTTTGTTGTCTTTCTTTTCTGAAAGAACTGGAAACTGACCATAGTGATCAGTATGAGCTGAGGTGGTTGTTCTCATTACTACTTGGTTTAAATTAATAACACTAATCTTAGTGCCTCTAGAGGGGATTCGAACCCCCACCTCGCCGTCACCAGGACAGACGCTCTACCACTTAAGCTACTAGAGGCGATATTCAACTAATAACCATTGGGTTGATTATAGCTGACGTATTCGAAACGTTACTCGTTTAGCCCGGCTACCTACTGTACTAATTGCACTATTTAATTCTTCTTCTACATTGATATAGTCATACTTCAACTGCCTATTAGGAGCTAATTCCTTATAAGAAGCTTTTGTACTATTATCTAATTGTGCATAGTAATGACGCATGTCATTTAGCACAGCTTTACTAACGCTGTAAGCTACAGCACTTTCCCCTGTAAGGTAAGGGATAACCGGCATTTCAATAATTGTATTCTCTAATACGACAGGAGTGAATAATTCCTGCTGGTACGGAGAGACCACCTGGTGATCGCTAACCGCTAAAGTTAATACTGGTGGGGAACTAGCCTCCACGACCGCTGTACTACACATGATGAGTAGCAGCAAAGAACTAATGAGATTTTTCATAGTTACTTGTTTTTAAGGGTTAATAATAGTTTATCTGAATGTGGGATCAGCGAAATCCCGTTTTAATTGCTTTTGTACTCTAGTACGGTGTTTCCAGCAATCATATTCTCTACGAGGTGATTGCTCAACATAACAACTAGTTAGACTCGTGATTACGAGGAGGAAGAGAAGGAGTTTCTTCATGAGTAAATAATTCTAAAGGTTCAATTATATGAGAATGCGTTGCATATTTATAGGACACAAGAATGCTAATTACTAATGTAATGATTGTGTACAATGAGTACATCTCCTTCATTACTTCAAATAGTAGGATACCTGCAAATGCTGTTACAACTGCTGTTAGAACAGTGAAGCAGATGAATGTTAATAAGAATGATGTGAAGAACACCAAAATTATTCTGAAGTAATTGGTTACTTTTTCCATAAGTTGTTTTTAAGTAGTGAGTAATTTTAAAGAGGAAGTGGAAGCTCCCTCTTTGACCATTTTTGTCCAATCGCAATAAAAACCTCTGTTTTTAGTAGTGATAATGGTCATCATAAAGAACGTAACCCCACTTCCAAGGGCTAACTCTGGTTACTTAGCCGAACTAAGTCTGTTTCCATCTAACACTTTAGCTGCGTCTATACGAGCTAATCTACGCGATGGGCTGCACACTGTGCAGTATAGTCTAGGTGCTTTCTTAGGGTCTTTTCCACCAATGTTATGCACACGGTTTCCTTTACCATAGAGATCATCCTGGAATGCTGATTTACAAGTACATTTTACGATTGTAGTCATCGAAGTTTTTGTTTATCTATTAATGCGCCTTTAGTGTACTTATTAAGATAAATAATAATTTTTTCATACTGTTTGTTTTAAACGTTCACGAACTTGTTCAAGATGAGTAAAGTTATAGAACTTACCATCTTCGTAGATTAATTGAAGTATCCCTCTTGATTCCATTTCAGGAGTTGCCTCTTCAAATACTAGTATATTACCTGAAATGTGTTCTTCAACTTGTAATAACCCTTTTAATGATTTTTTAGTACCATCATCTGTTACTGGGTCTTTGTAGATGTTGTAAGCTTTTCTACAGTTCTCATTTTGACAACCGTTTGCTAATCCTAGAGTACATTTACATTCTAATACCTCAAACCAAGCACCTTTAGCTGCAAATCCTAAGGTATCACGGGTATTGTATTGGTAAGTAAATGAACCTACGCCTAATACAATATTAGTAGCTGCAAAGCCTTTAGCTGCTAATCTTCGATAGATTTGTACTTGACGTTCAGGAGTGATAGAATCACCATAGATTGCACCAATATGAGGGTCTAATACTTTATAACCTTGTTCATTAATAGTACCCCCAAATATATCCCAAAGAAGTTCTATTACTCCTTTATATTCTGCTCTATTTTGAACATTAGGTCTATTAGAAATAGATTTAGAATTTAAACCACAAATAATATCTACAGGATCTCCACTATCAGGTCTAATTACTAGCTTACCCTCACGAGCCATAATAGCTTCTTTATTTGCAGGTAAATATTCAGTAATCAGTTTCCACAAGTCAAACGTGTCTGATACGATTGATAAGATTCCTTTAGGGAAGATCTTTAACCAATCAGCAATCATTTGCTGTTCGCCTACTGTGAAGATCTTGGTAGTGCTTACAGAGTGTTCTGAAGCATTAACTGATCCAATGGGCATTTCGTTCTCACCTACTCCATAGAAATAACGAGAAGCCGGGATTACAGGTAATGTATCACTCCCTTTGAAGCTAGTAGCATGTCCTAAACCAATAAGATATTGACTCATTGGATCTAATCCTCTAGCAGAGAAATCATGACACATCCAGTCAATTAACCACATATTAGCAGGATCAGTTTTAGCTACCCATTCCTCAGCTTGTCTACGATACAATTTAGCAATAGTAGCTGCTGTACTTGGTTTCCAAGCTAAGCTACTAACTATTGTTTCAAGGTACAGAGTAAGCCATGCAAACCCATCAACTGTGTTTACAAAAGTCATATGAGGAATGTTAGGAAGAGTTTCAATACCTTCAGGTAAGGCTTTTACTTTGATAGGTAAGTAACCTAAATCCCATAGCTCTTCGAAGTGTTTACCATCATACTCCATACCTAAGTATAAAGACATATCTTTAACAAATTGAAGTGCTTGATTTTTTAATGCTTTATTTAATTCTTGATTAGCATGTTTATGATTAAAATCAATATTTCTTTGTTTAGTAAAAAAGAAATTCTCTTCAAACTCATCATGTAACCATTTCCAAACTAATTGTTGACCAAAGGATACTATCTTAGTCACACCTTTTGGTGCATGTTTAGTACTTCTAGGTATCCAAGTACCATATAAACGAGTTGTACCTGGAGCTAACATTGCTTTGTGTCCTACCTTATAACCATCTGTAAGGTAAAGACTATTTACTTTGAACCCCATGTTATTCGTTATTTGAAACCCAAATGGTAACTTCGTTACCTGAGTTTTTGTTTTTAAATGTTTTTACTGCTGTCCAGCAAGAAGATGTAGCTAAGGCAGCAGCTACTACTTTACAAGTTCTTCCTTGAGCTGTTGTAATTTGTAAGGTTATTCCCCTTGTTTCTTTAGAAGTAACTATACCATCTAAGATAGTACGAACTTCTTCCTTAGACCATTGAGAAGTTCCGAAATTAAAACTTCCTATTACACAAATTCCGCAACAATGGGGGAATCCGTCTACAAACATTGAAATCTCTCTAAACTTATTTCCTTTTCCTTGATTAATGCTTATCTCATAGGAATCATCATCAGTAGGTAATTGAAAGTCATCATTACTATCTATGATAGTAGGCATAATTTTTTCTATACCCCCAATACTAAAATCTCTATTATTTATTTCTGCTGTAAAAAAATTTTCAGTAGAGCTAGGAGGGAATTTCTTGTTTACTACTGTATTAACTTTAGCAGCTGGAGCAGGCTGAATGCTTGCTTTTGGTATTCTACGAGTTACTGTTTTTTTGGTTGCTGTTGCCATTAGAATGCTTGTTGTAATGTTGATTTAGTGTTTTGGTCTCCTTTAATGGAGTATATAGCCGCTTTGAGTATTTCAAGCGACTCATTCAATCCTGATCTGTCATCAAGATAGATATTAGCATAGATCTTTCTGTTATCACCAAATGGTGAGATAATGCTAGTATTAATACCAGCTATTTCAAGACCTACTCCTTTACAGTATTCCTCAATCTCAGGATAACGCTCTTCTTTAGATGCTGTAAAGATAACTAATACTGCTCCATGTTTATGAGCCTCTTTTAGTGTATCTATAACATCTTGAATGTTAGTGAATCCCTCACGATAAGGATAGATAGTATCATCATAATCTACTCCTATAATGATATTTTCATGTTGTCGCCATTCCGCAACTAAGCGGTCAATATATTTTCTCATGCGATTGTAATAAAATTCTTCTACTATATCACCTGCTATGCTCATTCTAGTATTTGTAATTGGTATACACTATTTGTGGTAGTCAGAGTCATCGTAAGAGCATCTAAATGTTCTATTTTCTGTACATTTGATGTATGAAATATAGGAGCTAATTTAGAAGCGTAAACTACAAAAGGATATCCTACTCTAGGTTTAGTATGAGCAAACATATAACCCTCTCTTACTGTTGTTTTAGAAGGGTATTTATCCTCTTGAGGATATGGAGCACTTTTTAGTGTTTCTTGTTTAATTAGTCTGATTTTCATACTAAAAGACATTTAGTTGTTTTACTTTCTTCAAAGCGGTGATAGTTTCAGTACTATCCAGTATATTAGCTGGTCTAGTTTCTGAATAACTATTAGTACAGTAAATACCATCAAAGTACTTACTTAACTCATTAAATCCTTTAGAGAATACACTATGAGTTACTATGAGGTAGATTTTACCTGGTTTAATGTTTTGATTGGCTCCTCGAATAGCAAAACAATCTTTAATTCTTCGTGCGATATTAATGAAAGTGGCTCCCCCATCACAAATATCATCAATGATAATGAAGTCTTCACCATTGTATTTATGAGTTTCAAAAGGAAATACAGTTTTAGTCAGCTTACCTTCAGCATCTCTTTCTTTACTACAAGTAATAATATCTCCTTTATAACCTATTTGTTCGGCTAGTTTGTAGATTTTCTTACTTGCACCTGCATCTGGTGATACTAATATAAAATCTGTTGGTTTAGTATCTTGTTTAGGAATAATTTTAGGGTACAAACGATTTAAAGCAAATTTAATTAATGCTAAATTAGATTGCTTTCTAAATCCTCTAATACCCATTTCTAAACAATCACTATGTGGGTCAATACAAGTTACTGTTTTAAAGCCCATAGAGTTAATTATAGGACAAATAACATCGCGTAGGTAGTTATTACCACCCTCTTCGAATTTACGGTCACTACGAGCTCCTAATATGTAAGGAACGTATAAATGAATTTCTTCTACACCTAGCTCACGTAATGAGGCTACAGCACAGATGATAATTTCAAGATCTATCCAGTTGTTTAGACGGGATTTGATTTGAATATACTGCCCTTCTAATAAGTCAAGAGAATAGTAGTCTTCTTCTTTAATAACAACATTATGTTGACCATCAGGCATATTTTGGATAATATACCTTACATTAGAATTATCAGGATCTACTAAATTTAATGTTTTCATCTTAATAACGAGTAAGTGATAAGCAATTGAAGGTAATGTAAGTACTGATCAAATCCTACAGATACAAAGAAGTTATGTACATCTCCCTTATCCCATAGATAGGTATTTAACCTACTAGTTAGGTAATCAGTAATAGTGTGACATCCAAATGTTATAAGAGTAAACATTATAATATTTAGATATCCCGGATCACATTGAGTGATATTAGGTAAATGAAATGATGTAGGAAAAAATGCAAAGTAATAAAGACCAGTACATAAGCTATATACTGTGGTATGGCTTAATAAAGCTTTTAAGCTCTTACTCTTATTCTTAGCTTGATAATCTGTTTGAAGTACAAAATCAGCTACCCAATGAATAAATAAAATGGCAATTAACTCAAGTAGAGTGATGTTATTTTGTAACATTTCTTGAAATTAAATAGTTTTCTACATCTTGTAATGTAGATAGGTGATTGAACTTTATATTTACATCTTCATCAGGTATAGAAATTTTATACCTAACTTCGAGTTCCATAATAAGCTCAACTTGATCCAGAGAATCTAATCCGCAATCATCTTGGATAGTAGATTGAGGAGTGATATTAACACTAACTCCAAACTTATCCTTAATGATCTCTAATAGAGTCTTCATGATAGGAGAAATTTGAACTCGCTTTTTGTAGTCTGCATATAGATAATCTACTGGGTGTTCTTTTTTATACCTAAAATTATTTACAAAATACTCATAACCAGACATTACTTGGTTATCAATTGTATATATTTTTTTGGATAAGTGTTCAATACAGAACTCGTACCAATGGATATGACATTCATAGAGTTTTTTAGATTTCTTTCCAAGACTGATACTAGGATTCTTTTCTACAAAATCTCTAATCATAAAATCATAATTAGGAAACAATTCCTTGCACATCTCTAATAGCTTAGATCTATGCTCTTCTGTTAATTCTAATGGTTTCATATTATGAATAGGTCTAGAGCTCTAAGAGCTTCGTTTTTACGTTTGTTATACTCTCTGATGGAGATTTCTCTGAAGACTATAAAACCATCATTTGATTTAGGCTCAGCAGTCATGTGTTTAGTACTCACATAACCTATTACTTTACCTCTATCATTAGGACCACCATCTATTAGTTGTACTTTTTCAAATATTCTCATGTGTTATACTTTTGCAAAAGTTACTGATTCAGAATAATAGCCATTTGATTCCCCAAACCAACGAATGGTTACATAACCTTTAATTGTAGCTAACTTATAAAAAGTCCAAGTACAAGAACCCCATTCTAAGATTTCATTTGTTTTCTTAACATCTTCCTCTAGGATAGGTTTGTAGTCTGAAACTTCTTCAGCTTGTAATATTGGAGATCCTATTAGATCTTCTAAGTCACCATTTATATCTTCGATTGTTACATCTTCGCAACAATCTTGTTCATGGTACATTTTGTACTTAGTACCATCTTCAATAAGAAAGGTTAATTCGTTATTACTTTGATCAATTTTAGTAATAACTTTACCTAGTAATTCTTTAATTTCTACCATTGTTAAATGTTTTAATTGTGGAGCTAGTGGGTTTCGAACCCACGTGCTGCTAATCGTGTTGTAACCTCGGATTACATGTTTAGTGGATTACCACCATTTCACTCGTACTATTAGGGTCTTTCCAGACCTCCACCAGTGTGTTTAATGTCCACACAGACACTTATTAGGCAGCAATAAGAACTGGTTCAGCTGTGTTAGCTTCAATAGAAGCCATTACATCAGCAAACGTTGTTGTTGAAAGATCATTGTCATTTCGAAGATGAATAGAGGTTTTAAGAGGCTCCAAACTTGCTCTACATGCGAGATTACTACATCAACTCCAGTCGATTCCAATTTAGCCCCATTAAACTCCTATAGGCTAAGCATTATAAGGGTTAGCTTAGCCCTTCAGAGCACTAATATTACTACTAATATAAATGAAGTAGAATCCGTTCCTTATACAGAAACTACTTTATTTCTAGACTGAACGTAGATCCAGCTAGAGTTTCTTGATTCGATAGTACAGCGGAATAATTTACTTCATCATCTCCATATCTACGTATAAAATGTATATACTTATACGAGCTAACTAATGTACGAGGGCTAATTTCCTTTTTCTTTTTTAGATACGGTCTTTGACTATCATTTTTAGTAAGAACATAAAGTACAACTCCCATTACAGTACCATGGACAGGACATATATAATAACCATCAATTCTATGATAACTATGTGTGTAATCTTCTTTAACAATAGTTACTTCTCTGTTATAATAGTCTAATAAAATGTAATCACCTGTTTCCCATTTTTCTTTAGTAAACTGTTCCCTAGTTAATAGAGGTATTTTAACCTCGCCAATGATGTTCTTTTCCATGGTTATAGTTTTTGTTTACCAACAACAAAGAATCCTGTACAGAGGCTAGCCCTCATGTGTACTTTAGGAAATCGTACATCCCTGTAACGTTCCTTTAAGTTTAGAAATGCATTCTTTACATGCATCTCTGATTTGTTTTCGAAGTTAATTATTTTGTTCATGTTAGATTTGAATTGTGTAATATGGGGTCAGAGTTTTAACGAGATAGGATTTAAAATCCATTCCTCACCCCAACCCCTTACTACTATTAGCGGATACTTATTGATTACCCTGCCGGTAATTATCAACCACGTTCTTCACGTAGAGGGTTCTCCGATGTAAATGTAAATATACGATTTAGCACCCTCTTGTCTTATTATTGCAGGACTTTTAGCAGTCTATAATAAGAGTAGGGTCACGTAGTTAATTAAGTTCCTGATCCATGTACTACCGAGGGAACTTTTAGTTGATTTAGTTACGTTTCATGGTCATTAACTACTTTGCTGAGAACTCATTCGTGTTGTAGATAAGATTAACCAACAGGGTTTATATCTATTTAATACTTTTCCTTTCTCAAGGGTAACAACACGCCTAATGTTACCACTAGGATTTTAGAAATTATAATGCTAAACTTACGCTACTTTAGTGGCGACAGCAGGATTTGAACCTCCATATTAGCCCATCATTACAATTTCAAGGATTGTGTTAACCTTATGCTATGTCACAATTTAAGCCTTATTAAGGTAAGATTATTAGGATCAGTAAGAATACTGAGCACAGCACGAATGCTGTTATTATGAGATTCTTCGCTTTATTACAGTGGAAGTTAACTGTTTCTACTGGTTTTTTTGATAACCATGACCAATACATTAGATGGGCTACCCCATTTACTCCTATTGCGAAGGAAATAATGAGTAGAAATACTAAGATTGTGTTAATACCCATTTGAGTATGGATTATGTATTAAGAAGGGAAGGTGAGATCGCTCCCACCAACCCTAACCTAACACTGGTTTTTATAGATCCATGTGGACCAATTCGTTAAATTCTTTGTAGAATAAGACTCTAACCTCATCCTTGATTTTTGCATCAGGTCTAGAAGCTAAGTCTCTATGGATAATACACATTGCTGGGAAATCATTGCTTTTGCAGATGATTACACCTTTAGTTGGGTGTGTGTATTGGTAGTCACCATTAGGTAGTTTAATTAGATCATACTCTTCATGAGCTAATATTACTTCATTAACAACTACTGACATTATTACTAATAGTATGAATACTACTATAATAAAGCCTAATAACACCCACTGATCGTGTGAGAAGTGTGGAGCTGTCATGGTTTTATGTATACCATTACACCCATTTGTTTTCCTGGGCTTATTAGATTTAACTCCTTAAACCAACTTTCATAAGCTAATCCACTAACAATTAGTATATCACCAGACTTCATTAATTTAATGTAGAGTTGATATAGCTCTTTTAGTTTGTCTGGATCTTTTACTATTTGATAGATATGGAATACTCTACGTATGGAAGAATCCCCATTATATAGTTGCTTATTACGTATTTCAAAAGCATCATTATACAATATTATAACATCTAATTGTGATAATATTCTACAATAAGCTTTATTAAATTCAATACCAACAAAATCATCCCAACTTGTATTCTTAGTAGCACAAGTCCATATAGTTCGAGCAAGCATTAATATGTTACCCTTACCAGCTCCTACGTCAATAAATCTTATACGTTCTTCTCCTAGAGCTTTTCTAAGAGAAAACAATACAAGAACAATACTTTCGTACATAGGGATGGCTGCAAATACTTCGACATTATTTACTACTTCCTTACATTCTTCGTTACTAGTTCTGTCATAACGAAACAATGTGATTATAGAACTGTAAAATTTTCTTAAGTATAGGACAATTTGTTCCTCTCGCTTATTTAGCTTTGGTAACTTTTTAATTTGTTTAAGCATGTTTTTTTAGTGTTAGGTGAATATAAAAGTAGCCTTAAAGGAGCTACTGTGAGAACTGCTATGCAGTACACCTTTATTTAAGTAGTAGAGCCAAATTGGCAATGGTGTTACTACTAAAATTTCTTAATCATATTCATTACGTCCATAATGGCTCCATACTCTGGATTAACGAATCCTGTTACAATATCAGTACATAATACACAAAGCATACCAAGACCTCCTCCTATTAGGAATATTGAAGCTATCATATACTCTAAGAATTCTGAATCTCCTATTGAATAGTTTCTACCATAATTTTCATTTTGTGTTCGCTTACTATTTGCTTTATCAACAGCTTTTTTACCGCAAGATAACGCATAAAATCCTAGACCTAATAATACAATTATAATTAGTAACCAGCTTATAGATTGTACTAATTGTTGCTTAATAAGGATTTTAAAGACCTCAGTTGCACCAACTTTAAGTGATGATGATAGCGCACCAACACCTGATTTTAGGTCATTGTAGAACGTTTTAAACGTACTGCTAGTATCAACAGCAGTAATAGCACTATCAGCTGTATTAACAGCAGTTTGAGCCATCTCCTTAGCTTTAGTAGTTATACTATCAGCTTGAGATGTAATTCCTATTAGAAGGAATAATGAGAGTAATGTGATGAATTTCTTCATGAGTTATTTGTGTTAGATTATTTTTTATTTTACCCCAAGAGAAGGATATTTATAATGTCCTTTTGATGAGGGAGGTTCAGATATTTTTTGAATTCTTAATGCACCATGGATATCAGCATAAATTATTTCGTGGTTTAACTCTAATAGTTCACACACAGTTTTTAATGCTGTATCAGGTAATACACCTTGTATATAACTGTTATCAGGTTCTTTTTTTCCTTTTAAATCAGCATCAAGTGCTTTAGCTAGTTGGATGAAATACTCCTTCATCTCTAATTGATTAGAGGACATGTTTTTACGCATATCCTCTATGTATTGTTCGAGTGCTGTCATGATAGGTTAATATTATCGTCTTCGTTGAGGATCGCTGCTATTATGACTGCTAATCCTAGAATTAATCCTTGTATCATCTTGTTTAGCTTGGATTTGAGCTATGGTTCCTATTATGAGCAACCATATAATGCTCGTCATAATCGTGCTCATATAGCTCAATTAAACGGTTAAATTTAATGCCTTCAGAAAGGTTATAAATTATAAATAAGGATAATGAGGACATGAATATTAATACAATAACTATGTCGTCATCCATCTTAGAGGCTAATGGCACGCCTATCCATGCTCCGAGCTTCAGGAGCACTAATACTATCATATAGATAGTTAAGAGAGTATTCTTTTTCATGTGTTAGGTTGTTATAAGTTTTGATCAATCCAATAGTGATTTTTTTTAATCATCAAATACAATCATCATTCTTTCAATCCAAGGATGTGCTTCAAAAAACGCACTAACCCAATAAACTTGTTCTTCATTGAATTCGTGAGATTTTTTAATTAAATCTTCTTTTTCCCAAAACGATGGGCCATATTCTCCATTACAAATGTTATTTTCTTTAACAAAATCACATACATTATTCCACTCCATCTTTGAGTTAGTTGCAATAAAATCAATCATATCACTACTATCTACATAATGAATCTGTCGTGTTTGATCTAAAATTGGTTTCATATATTTTTATTTGTTGTTAGTAACTAAGGAAAGAATCGAACTTTCGCTTTCCCATTGGTGTTTTATATTAGAATCTTGGTCTTTTAAAATATATATGTATACTACATTCATAATACAAATATACAATAAATACTTTAAATTACCAAAAATATCTTCAAGCAAGTGATTTTTATTATCTTTCACACCAAATATGGTATATTATTTTATAACCATTTAGGAGGTTTAGGTAACTTTACAACCACTATTAGGTAAATAAGGATAATTAGTATTACTGTTGCCCAACTCAATAAAGAACAAAATACTGTAAGAAATACATCTCCCCAAGTATTGTTAGTTTCCTTTTTACCTCTTAATCTTTTTATTAAGACATAAGATACTATAAATCCTAATATGTATAAGTAAATCATAATGTGTTAGTTTTTAGTTAATTAAATAAATACAAGCGTGTTCAGCCTTAATTACTTTGTTACTTAGACAATAAACATACAATCACAGTCTACGTTTTCTGTTTCATACCACCATGTCCTAGCAGGTTTCCCATTGGTGTTTTTGTATTTATTATCATATCACAACATAAGTCCCCTCTTTAAACCATTAGGTACTTGTATTTCATCTTCATGATGTTACTGGTAATCACCCCAGTTGCACAATGTTGTTATATAGCCTCGATTCTTGGCAATCTTCAAACAACTACTACAACAATATTACTATTGTTGAGGCATTTTACTAATCGTTATCAGAATTTCTTCTTACACACCCGCTTTTCAAATGCTGCCACCACATACTTTACTTAGATTATATTACAAGTACAAAAACTAATCACTAGAATCGTCTTGTGTTTTCAAGTATGCTTTACAATTCTCTACCAACTGACAATTGTCATGTACCTTTGAATTGGTATGAATTATTAACTAACCACAGATCTTACGAGATGTGGCTGAGTACATTTAACTGACGGATAAATTGCTGTGAGAGCTTTTGCCCGTTGTGTAATTATTTAGTGGTTATACTGTTTCGTTTTAATTAGGGTTTTATACCTTTTAATATGTTATTCCTCTAGCGTGTAAAATTGTAGCAGCTCCTTCATGAAAAGATTTCATATGCGGTTCAGTTGCCATTAATCGATCTTTGCTAACTTTTACAATCATTCTATCATTAGTATCTATAAGACCTTTTAACATGTCAAGAGCATTTGCACTACTTTCTAGTAATTGTGCTGCAGATAATAAAGCAATAGCCTCATCAATAGCTACCTTGTCTGTTTTACCAACAAGTGGCTTGAGATCAGATAGTCTCTGTATTATTTCCGGTGTTGTCATGATGTGGTAAGTATTAGATGGTAATAAATGCCCCAACCACAGATCTTACGAGATGTGATTAGTTATTTTATGCTACACCATCATTCCATTGACCAATTATTAATGATCCTTGACTTCTGTTACTTGGGTTATTATAAGCAAACATTAAGTCTTTACCAGGTATATAGTTTTTACAGATTAATTCTATGTACTTAGAATGCTCAGGTCTAATATTAGTCTTTGTTACAACGAGATCAACTAAAAGAACGTGTTCGAATGTGATTCGTTTTCTTGTATCTGGTGGTTGTTCACCTATTACTATGCATTTTATTGCCATGATGTTTGTTATTTTAGTTATACGTAATTAGGGATAGTTTTACCTAATTTCAATGGTTTGACTACCATCATTGAGTTCTACCTGCTCAAGTAGAATGCGCATCTCTCTTTTTCTACACCTGGTATTACTTACAAGTAATAGCGGTGCAAAGCTTCTTTTGATTGTTTAGTATGCCTGGATTCATTTAGCCCAGGACTTTGTATGGGACTGTCTTACACCTTTTTAATTATCAGTTTAACAATCTCTCTTTTTGAGTACTGATAGGTGGAAATTGGTTTAAGTAAGTATCAACCAGATTTCTGCATTCTCGCGTAGGAAGGGTCTGGAGCAGTAACTACATTTACTCCACCCTCATTTAATTAAGTATTGATTTTCATAATGTTAATGCAATAGCTGTGATACTCAGTTATTTCAGTCGCCTTTACATCAAGGTATTGGCCTATTTCTAGGTTGCTCGAAGACTGCTTTGTACCACAACTATGCATTGAATTTACTTGCTTAACAGCTCCACCATCTCTGGCTTCAAGGCTTACAAGTTTGCTGTTCAATGCTTTACGCACCACCTCTAGCATAGTTCAAGGTGTTAAGTTATTGGTTTTCATAAGATTATCCTAATTTATTACACGCAAATCACTGGCGTGAGCAATAAGAACCTTACCTAGAATAGGAAATCAGTAGTCTAAGCTGATTTTATCGGTGAATTAACTAGGATTGCTTAAAATTCTTTTTCTATGTACTCACATGATGTAAGTATTGAAGCAAATGCACCAACAGCACTACATACGTATAATACAACCATCAGTGGGAAGGTTGCTGTACTAATTAGTGTTGCTTCAAATAACCATGCAAAGAACAAGGTTAATGAGTAATCTACTAATGCGTAGAATACTAATAAGAATGCTATTACTATTGGGTATAGTAAGCACTTTGTGATTGGGCTTAATGAGCTCATTGTGTTAGGTATTAGTAGTTCACAAATGGTACTATTACCAAATGTAACTTATCACCTAAATTGTCTAAAGGATGATAATTAGTGATAACATC